TCACTCCACGGCCCGGAGTCCACTAACCGGCGGCTCGCCCCTGGTCAGGGCGTCCCGCACGTTCTCTCGCGCACCCTCGCTCTCGTGCGTGTAGATCCACGTCACTTTGCCCCCGCGCTTCTGGCCGAGGAAGCGCTGAGCGTCGACTTCTTTGACGCCCGCGTGGTGCAGGCGGCTGGTGACGTCGTGCCGGTACTCGTACGGCCTTGGCCACCACTCCGGCCGCCCCGTCTCCGGATCCGTCACCATTCGCGCGACACCGGCCTGCACGCAGGCACGTCGCCAGGGGCGACGAATGTTGTTGATGTTCAACGCTGCGCCGCGAGGCCCGCGGAAGATGAGCTCCTTCACCTGGACGTCAGTGCCGTCGCCGATGGCGGAGCGCGTCTTCACCGGCTTCCACCGCTCGACCATCCATTGCACCGCGTCCCACGCGGTCGGCGTGAGCGGCACCGCGCGGTACCCGGCCTCGGTCTTCGGCTTGGCCTGACGGACCAGGCGGCCGCCGTCGCTGATGAGGATTTCCTTGATGTACAGGACGCGTTCGTCCTCGTCGAGGCAGTGCAGCCGTGCGCCGGCCACCTCGCCGGGGCGCATGGCCGTCTCGTAGGCGAAGTCCCGGAAGATGCGCTGGTAGTACTCCGGCAACGCGGCGTGGATCAGGTCGTACTGCGCAGCCGTCGGCGGCTTCACGTCGTCGGGATGCTTCACCGGCTTGGTCGCCGTCATCGTCAGGTGTGTCGCCGGGTTGGTGGTGATCCGCTCGCCGTCTTTGATGGCCGCGTCGAGCAGTGCGAAGAGCAGCTCCTTCGTCTTCTTCTGCGTCTCCCAGCCCTTCACGCTGGCGGTCAGCCACTTCTGCAGTGCCATGTACTCGAGTTTGTTGAGGGGGTAGTCCCCCCACTGGGGCTTGATGTGCTTGCGCCAGAGGCCGAGCTTGCGGTTCCGGGTGGTGGTGGTGACCTTCTTCTGCTCAACCTCCCAGAACTCTTCCCACCACGCGGCGAGCGTGATCTTGCCGCGCTCCGGGTTCCGGTACGTCCGCTCGCGGACCTCTGTCCGGACCTTGTCGAGGAAAGCTTCGGCCGCCTTCTTCCCGCCGTCCTCAATGGCGTAGTTCCTCGCCTTCTGCTTCCCGGCGGGGTCCCGGTAGCGGGCCTGCCAGGACCCGATGCAGTCGCGGCGCCCGCGCCGCTCGCCGTACTCCGCCGGCGGGAACTCGGCCAGGCAGAGGGCGCATCCGCAGAGCTTGCTGCGGATCTGTCGAGGGTTGTTCTGTGCCCTACGCGGCATCTTGCGCCTCCGCGATGGACGTTGGGGCGTTGGGGCTACGCTCCATGCTTGATCACCTGCTCGTTACGTCGCTGTTGGGGTACGCGAGGGAGCAGGTTCACCGGCTCCCCGCACCAGCAGACTGCACCCAATTCGGGCTGCACCACGGCGAGTTGAGCAAGAACGGCCCGAACGGCTGTGACCGTATGTACGCGGCTGACAGAGGCGGGCAGCGTAATGGTGCGCGTCGAAGGATCGAACAGGCGGGGCGTAGCACGCGAAGAGAATCGGACGCGGACGCACATAGATACCCCCGGGATCGCAGGTAGATCGGGACCTGGAGCCGAAGGGGGAGGGCATCGGCCGTGCGATCGACCGTACCCCCAAGTGGTGGATTTTTCGACCAGTGGGAAGCGTGTTGTTGATCGGATCTAACGGTGAGTGACGGGATCCGTTTTACGGAGACCTACGAGCCAGCCAGATGGTTGTACGGCTCAGCGATTTGAGCGATTCGAGTCTCGCACCGCGCGCATCTGGATCTCGAAGCTCTCCTGTTGATCCTCGGTGAGCCCCCTCATGACCTCGAGGAGGCGCTCTTCCCGATCAGGGCTCAGCGGGCCGGGCACTTTCCGGCCGGCGGCGTCAGACAGGCGCTTGGCCGAGTACTTAGGGAAGGCTTGCGCGAGGCGAGCGATGGCCTCGTCGCGAGGCACGCGCTTGCGGTGCACCCAGGTGTTGACGGTAGCTGGGGAGACGTTAATCCTTCGCGCGATCTCGCTGTCGCTGACCTGGTACTCAGCCTTGAGTGCTGCGAGAGCCTGCGCGAAGTCCTCGACGGGGGGATTGTCCTCGGTCTCCACGCGCCCAAGATTGCCCTGTCGCTTCTACTTTAGGCAAGCGAAAGTAGAAGCGTGGCGCAAAGCCGTGCAGCGCGCGACCTCCCCGTCACGCGCCGTATTACCTAGTCATATGTCGAAGGCTCAACCACCCTAGAACACGCTTTCGATCAATGCACCCCACTGCGACGTCTCGGCATTTCTCGGCACCGCTCGTTGACAGGCTTCAACTTCAACTGTAGAAATGGCGCATCATCCCGGAAGCGGGGAGAACTCAGACACCACCTGGCACGGGGTACACATGCCGAAACTCCACCGCAAGGGCGAAGGCAGGCCACTCAGAGAGGCCATGGAGCGGGCGGGACTCACAGGTCCGGAGCTCGCCGAGGCCACGAAGGAAGTGGATCCGACCGGCAAGGGCATCAGCCCAGCGACGGTCGGCCGCCTCGCCGGACGCGGGAAAACCGCTCGCGATCGCTGCGAGTTGGACACCGCCTGGTTCGTCGCCGAAGCGCTACACCGGAGGACGAACGCCCCCCTCCAGGACCTTTTTGCTATGCCCCCACATTCAACATCAACTGTAGAAAGGTCAAGGTCCTCCGATGCCGAAGAAGGCTGAACGTCGCGTCCCCCTCCCGGCCGGCCTCATCCCCCTGCTGAGCCAGAAGGAACTGGAGACCTACTACGGCGTCTCCGACTGGACGGTCCTCCGGTGGATCGAGGCGGGAATGCCCGTCGAGCCGATGCGCGTCACCGGCGGCCAGAAGGCTGCACGCCGTTTCGACTTGACCGAGGTCAAGGCCTGGATGGCCGAGCACGAGCGCTCCACCCAGCTCGTGGCCACCGCCTGACCTTCCCCCGCCGTCGCGCCGCTCGACACCGGCCGCAACGAAAACGGGGCCGCATACAGACCCTGGCCGGTCCGCTGCAGCCCCGCTCGAAATCGCTCACCTCACCACTCAGGAATGAGGTTCACGTGCAAGAGAGTATCCGGACCCTGCACCCCGCGCCCAGCGCGCCGGATGACCCGAGAGTGCCGGCCCCGCCCGTCGATCCGGCGCGCGTCGCGTACCAGCGGGCGTCGGCCCTGGCCACGCGCATCGTCGCCCGGACGACCGTGCTGCCCCGCGCCATAGAGCAGTTCGAGGAGCTCGTCGGCGTCTACAGCATCCGCTTCCACTTCGGCAGCAATCTCGAAGGCGGCCGCGGAGTCCTCGAGATCGCTGCCCTCGCTGACACGCCCGTGCTGCAGGAGCAGTCGGACCCGACCGGCCTGCACGGCGTGTTCGTCGAGACGCGAGCCGCGCTCGGCGGAGTCAACATCATCGCCCGGGCGCTGCTGTCGGTCGACGATGCCGCCCGGCTGCACGGCGACCCTGCCCCGGCCACCTCTGACGAGCGGCCCGCCGCTTCCTCGCCGCCGATGCCGGCGGCCGAGCCCGTACCGCTGGGCGCCAGCGTGATCGCGGTCGTCCCCGTCGTCGCGGCCGCGGACGGCGCGCAGTGAGCCGGGGCCTGCAGCAGCAGCTGCTTGCCCGGCTCGACTCCGCGGCCGCCGCTCTCGACCTGCCGCTGACTCGCGAGCACCTCGAGCGCCTGGCCGTCGAACTCACCCCCGACGTCGCCGCGATGCTCGGCAAGAACGGTGCGACGGTCAGCCGTTTCACGGTCGCTACGAACGCGCTGGCCGAAGACAGCGACGGAGGCGAGCGCCACGTCCGCGAGTTCGCGGGCTGCACGCTGAGCATCCGGTCGGACGTCGCCGAGGACGCTCCCGCCGCGCTCCTGGGTCTCGAGCTGCAGCGCCAGCAGCGCGACGTCCTGGCGCTGGACGTGCCCACGGCGACGAGCCTGGTCGTCACCGTCCGCCCCCGATCGCCGCAGGCCTGGGGCTGGTGGCTCGACAAGTTCGAGGCCACCACCTGCTCGCCGGAGCAGCCGTGCGGCACGACGACCACCGGGCACTACGGCGACATCGCGGTCGAGCTGCGCGGCGAGGGCGTCCCCGACCTCCTCGCCACCAAGAGCGCAGCACGGCTGGGCCCTTTCATGGCCGGCCACCCGTGGTGAGCACCGTGACGAGCACGGCCGAGTGGATCGGCTCCGGCGTCCTCGGCGTCAGCGCACTCGCGCTGGTCGCCGTGGCCGCCCGACTCGGTGCTTCGTCCGCGCACGCCGGTGCTGACCTCGAGCAGGCCGCGTACGTCGCCCGCCGTGACGCCGCGACGCCGCCGCCCGCTCCGGCCCCCGTCCCCTTCGAGATCCCGCCCATGCCCGACCGTCCGCCGGCCGACACCGCCAACGACCAGACCCTCAGCCTCCGCGAGGACGAGGTGAAGGCGTATCGCGCCCGCCACGCAAAGGGACAGCCCGTATGCACCTGATCGAAGACCTGTACCTCGGATGGCAGCCGCTGTCCCACACCGTCGACTGTCCGCGCCCCACTTGGGACGTCGTCGAGGAACGCCGTGACGAGGGCGCCCGCATCGTCTCGACCGGCGCCGAGCAGCACGCCTGCCCCAATGACGTGTGCTCCCACTCCGACACGTTTCGCCGCGTCCAGTTGCGGCTGCTGTGCCGCGACTGCGGAACCGTCCGGACCGTCACCGGCGAGAGCCTCACCCACGTGGTCAGCAGCGTCACGGACAGCGGCTGGGGCCAGGCGCCGACCGAACGGGCTGGCCTGTGGCTGTGGCCCGGACAGCCCGTCATCCAGGGCGGCGAGGCACGCGACTACCTCGTCACCCGCGAGCACGCCGAGACCGTCAGCACCGAGAACCTGCTCGGGATCATCACCCGCTACCGCGACGCCAGCGGCGCACCGCAGTGGATCGCTGGCGCCCTTCCGGACGCGGCCGGCGCGCACCAGGTCCACAGCCTCCGCTGGCGCTACAGCAGCAACGGCCTCGACGACCTGGACGCGGCCGCCGCCTGGATCGCGGCCGCCGAGACTCGCACGCACCGCCCGCTGGTGGTGGCCGTCTGATGCGTGAGCGATCGCAGCGTCCTCGACTGCCCGAGACCAGCGCCCGGCAGCGCCAGACTGCGAAGGCCTGGAACGGCGGGCTCGTCGGTGAGAGCCGCGCGCCTGAGCAGACCGGCGTCGTCCAGACGTGCACGGTCGACGGTTGCGGCAGTCCGGCCACCCGGCGCAGCACCCGGTCCAGCATGGTGAAGGTCCACGGTTCCGCCGACGGCGCGGCGGCGCACTGGTACTGCGTTGACCGCTGTGCCGCGCTCGCCCGGGCCCGGGCCGACCTCCGGGCCATCCCTATGCGCCGCGGCGGTGAGAGCCGATGATCTCCCGCGCCCAGCGCATCGCCGCGGTACTGCGCGACCCGAAGGCCGTACGCGAGCCGCTCGCGGTCGAGTTGCGCGGCACGGTCGTGCAGATGGTCGGCCCTAGTACGTCCCACCCGACGTGGACGGCGACCCCGGAGGTTCTGGCGGCCGCGATCGACAGCGCCCTGCAGAAGGACACCCCGACCGGCACGAGCACCACGCCGCGAGGGACGGAGTTCACTGCCCGCGCCGAGATCCTCGCCGTCCTCGAAGACGCCGGCTACAACGCGGCGGCCGCCGCCGAGCTCCTCGGCCGCGCCCACCGCGAGCCTCGTACCGACCCGCCCGACACCGAGTTCGTCGAGACCCTCGCGGGCGGCCACGCGCTGACGGTCGAGTTCGGCGACTGCGAGTTCATCGGCACCTGCCAGTGCGGCCGCCTCCTCGGCCGCATCACCCAGGCCGGATCCGTCGACCAACTCGCCGGCCTGTGGGAGCGCCACACCACCACCGAACTCCAGGCCCGCCCGAACGGAGCGTCATGACCAATCGCACCCTGCCCCACGACCCCTACATCACCGCCGTCGTCGATGCGCTCATCGCGGCGGGCCTCGAGCCCACTACGGCCGAGACGCGCGACACCGAGGAGAACCGGTTCCACCCGGAGGGCGGCACCGAGCTGGACGCGCTGCTCGAGTGGGGTGCGGACACTTCCAGCAGCCTCAACGTAGACGTCTACGAGCACGGCATCGCACTGCTGTGGGAGCACCCGGCCGAACAGTGGCAGTGGGCGCCCCAGAAACAGCACGGCGAGCTGGTGCACGAGCCCGAGTTCCTGCCATTGCACCGGTGGGCCGACCCGGCCGCGGTGGTCGACGTCGTCCGTGTACTCCTCGCCGGCCTGCCCGTTCCTGGCGGCGAGGACCCTCGGCTGTGGTCCGGATTCGTCGGCGCGAGCGAGGCGGTCACGGCGTGGGCCGAGGAGTGAAGGACGACCCGCAGCGTCCGGAGTGCCGTCACTGGATCGGAGCCGAGCGCCGCCACTGCCGGTCCGGCGAGAACATCCGCGCCTACCTCACCGGCCCCCGCTGCCCCATCCACACGCCCAGCGCCCTCCTCGGGAAGCCCGAGCCGCAACCCGGCCCCGGCCTCCCCACCGGCGCCTGGACGACGCCGAGCCCCATCAGCGATTCCCGTGTCCACGACGCGCAGGCCATCGCCTCCGGCAAACGCCGCTCCCACCCCGGCCAGTACCGCGCCGCGCAGGCCGCCGTCGACCACAGATCGGAACTGAACCTGTGACCACCACCCCGAGCCCCGCAGACCTTGCCCGCCGCGCCCGCCCGGCCGAGGTGAAGCAGACAGCGCCGGCCAACCCGCTCGCCCCGGCGCGCATGAAGTCGGGCGAGCGCTTCAAAGCCCTGTACCAGAGGGGTCTGCAGATGAGCGGCATGCTCCCCGAGGCCCGGCTGGTCGCGCACACGCTGCTCATGTACGCCAACCACCGCACCGGCCGGATCTCCCCCAACTTCCAGCCCAGCCGCGAACAGCTCGCCGAGGACACCGGCCTCGACCCGGCGCGCATCGGCGTGCAGATCGAAGTCCTCCGCCAGCGCGGATGGCTCGCGCTCACGACCATCGCCGAGGGCCCCAGGACCGGTCAGTCGCGGTTCGACATGACGATCCCCTCCCTCTACATCGAGCGCATCCGCGGCCCACGTCACACGGAACGCGCCTCGCTCGGCCAGCCCCGCTGACCTCCCCCAACGTCCGGGCGGGCGCTGTCCACCCGCGCCCGCCCGGCGCCCAACCACCCGAAGAGGGAACGCCCATGGAACTCCGCTTCATCCCACCCGAATCCCCCTTCCGCGCCACGAGGGCGGGCGCCGGCATCGGCACAGGGGAGCTCTGCTCTCACGGCGCCCCGCTGCTGGCACTCCAGTTCTTCAACAACGAGAACGAGAAGGAGGACAGCACCGCCGTTGTCCTGCCCGCGTGCGTCGCCCCTCAGCTGTTCGGCGCAGCGATCGGCCTGATCGGGGCGTCCGGAGGCGTCGAGGCTGCGGAGTCCTTCGTCAGGGAGATGCTCACCGCCGCCAACAAGACGGTCAGCACCGTCGCCGCCCGCGAGGCCGAGCAGGCCGAAGCCGCCACGCACTGCTGCGAGGCCAGCTACCGCACCGGCGGCCGCGAACACACGTGCCGCAGCACCACCGACTCCCCCTCCTGACACCCCACACCGAGGAATCCGATGCCCGCCTCCGCGCACGCAGCCGCTCTGGCTGCCGAGCACCCCGAGCCGCACTCCGCGGCTGCCGGGGCGCTCCCGCGCGGCGGCGGGCAGACCATCAAGGTCCCCCTGCGCCTGGTCGTAGGTGCTCAGTACGCCGATGCGGCCCTGAGCGTCTACGTCAAGATCGCAGCACTGTCCCAGCGCTCCGAAGGCTGCACCGCCAAGGTCGCCGTCATCGCCGAGTACCTCGGCATGAGCAAGTCCGCCGCCGAGCGCGGCCTCGGCCAGCTCGTACGGCCCGACGTCATCGACGGCCTGGTCGAGATCCCCACCGTCCGGCGCACCCTGCCCGGCGGCCGGGGCCAGTCCGCCCACCGCGTCACCCGCGAACTCACCGCCGACGAGCTGTGGGTGCGGATCCCGGTCCGGGCCGCCGAGGCCCTGAGCCCGCGGCTCCTGCGCCTGTACGCGCTCCTCGCCTACGCCACCGCCCGCCGCATCCCGGTGACCGCCGCCGAGCTCGGCGAGCAGCTGTTCCACCACACCGGGCAGCGCGCCGGCGAACACCTCGGCGAGCGCCAGGCCCGCCGTCTCGTCGACGAGCTCGAGGCCACCGGCTGGCTCGCCGTCCACCGCCGCGAGGGCCAGCACGGCCGCCACGCGTACGAGACCCGCCGCCACCCGCTCCGCTCCGTCCCGGCCCCCGCGGCCGCCGCTCCGGCGGTCGACGAGCAGCTCGCGCTGTGGGGTTCGGAGTCACCGGTCATTCATGACGGATCCGGTGCGGGCGATCATGACGGATCCCTCGCGTCTGAGGAAGACCTGCAGACTGACCGACGCATTAAGACGCAGGTGGTGGGGGTTATCCGCCGTAGGCGATCTGACCGTGAGTGGGTCGCGACTCCTGTGGATAACCGCGTGCCGGACTCCTTCGGCCGAGGCAATCGCGTGCTGCGCACGGATGACGAGACCTCGTCCTCGAACCCGGCCACCGGCCGCGCCCCGTACACCGGCCCCGCCCTGCAGCTGTCCCCCCGAATCTGGCGAGTCCTCGAGCCCGTACGGCACGAACTCCCGCAGCTGCGCACCTTCGTGCTCCGACAGGTCGCCCGATCTATCGGCGCCCAGCTCGACACCGGGAGTGCCGAGGACGGCCTCGAGGAACGCCTACGCGACCGGATCACCCGCCGCTACGCAAAGACCACGACGATCCGGGACATGGGCCGCTGGCTCCTCGGCGCGGCCCTGGTCCGCCACGGGTGCGGCCTCGCCTCCTGCGAGTCCGGCACCGTCTGGGAGACCGGCGAGCCGTGCGAGACGTGCATGACCAACGCCGCGATCCGGCGGGCCCGCGCTCAGCGAGAGGCCGAACTCACCGCGAGCGAGCAGCAGCTGGCCGCCGCGCGAGCCCGGCGCCTCGAGCACGACCAGGCCGTCGCCGAGGAGCAGCGGGGCGTGCGGGCGGCCGCCCGGGCGCGCCAGCAGCTGCTCGACGAGCTCGGCCCCGACAACGTTCTGCCCCGCCGTTCGACGGCTCCGGTGGTGGAGCTCCCGCCGCCGGTCCCGTGGCCCGCCCGCGCGACGGCCGCCGAGCGCGCCGCCGCGACCCCCGACGACATCCGTACGGCCATCGCCCGCCACGGGCAGGCCGCCGCCATCCACCTGTACGGCCACGCCCTGGTGCTCCCGCACCTTCCGGCGCTGGACCTGCCCGAGACCGGTAGCTGACCGGAGGACCTATGAAGCTTTCCGATCACAACGTCGCCCAGTGCCCGCAGTGCCAGGCCGATATCCGGTGGGCCATCACCGAGCACGGCCGCCGGCAGCCCATCAACGCCCAGCCGGACGAGGCGGGCAACCTCGCCGCCCACACGAACGGCACGGGCACCCTCAAGGTCCGTGTCCTGACGAAGGAACGCGACCGCCTCGAGGGCACGGAGTGGCGGGCGATGCCGCACGTCGCGACGTGCAGGGGCCCGCGGCCGCCGCGCCCCGTGCACAGGGCGCCTCGGCGTGCAGCGGTCCGCCCGGGCGCCTGGCGGTGGACGCGATGACCGCCCCCGTCGAGTGCATCGACGGCCAGGACGTGCAGCAGGCGGCCGTCCCCGACGAGGACCACTCCACCGGCACGGCCTGGCACGCGCCACGGCTCCACTCGGCCGTCGCGCTGCCGGAGCACATCACGCCCTGCCCGCCGGCGGAGCAGGCCCAGCACCGGGCCGAGCTCGCGGAAGCGATCTCCGGCTTCGCGGTCGGCGTCGCCATCAGCCAGCACCGCGACCGCACTGCATCTCAGGGAGGCACCGATGGGAAGTGACCAGCTCCGCGCTCTCCTCGAGGAGGGCCTGAACAACCGGGCGATCGCCCGCCAGACCGGATGCTCGCTGCGGAAGGTCGCCCAGGCCCGCAAGGACGCGGGCATCCCGCCGGCGCCCCGCAGCTCCTGGGAGCGCCGCCCGCACCCCAAGCAGGACGACATCCGGGCGCTCCTGACCGAGGGACACACCGACACGGCCGTCCGCGAAGCCACCGGCGCAGACGTCAGCACCATCGCCCGCATGCGCCGCGAGGGCGGCTTCGGCCCGGCCACCATCACCCGCAACGGGACCCGGCCGCACCCCCAGCACGCCGCCATCCTCAGGCTGCTCGAACAGCGCAAGTCGACAGCCGCGGTCGCGCGGGAGCTCGGCGTCGATCGTGCCGCCGTCCGCCGCATCCGCCGCGAGGCCGGACTGCCCACCGTCCCCATGCAGCCGCTGACGTTGGAAGAGGCCTGGGCGACGCACACCAAGCCGGTCGACGGAGGCCACATCGAGTGGACAGGGTCACGCGCATCGGGCAGCGGGACACCGGTCATGCGCTACAAGGACGCCGTCTACACGGCGGCCGCGATCGCCTTCCGGCAGCACACCGGCCGGGACCCCGTCGGCCACGCAAAGGCCGAGTGCGGCATGGCGCAGTGCGTCGAGCCGTCCCACATCGAAGACGAGCCCGGCCGCGCCCACATCAGGGAGCAGCTGCGCAACGTCCTCGGCAAGGGGGCGCGCCAACCCTTCTGCCGGCGCGACCACGACCAGGCGGTGCACGGCCGGTACGGACCGAACGGCACCGCGTACTGCCAGGCCTGCCAGGACGTGAAGCGCGGCCGCGTCCCGGAGCCCGCCGGATGAGCGGCGGCGGCCTCGGCTACCGGGAGGACTGGTGGGTCGGCGCGGTCTGCGCGGGCGACCTGGAGCGGTTCTTCCGGTCCTCCACGGTCGCGGCCGCCGCGATCTGCCGGACCTGCCCCGTGCGCGCCGAGTGCCTGTACGACGCGCTCGACGCCGACGCCCCCAACGGCGTCTGGGGCGGCCTCATCCGCTCCGAACGCCGGGCGCTCCCCGAGCTCCCGCCCGAGCGGTCCACGGCAATCCCCCTGCTCCGCGACCTCCTCGCCGACATGGAGCTGGACCCCGCCGAGGACGAACCCGAACCCACCGAGAGGACACCCGAGATGGACAACCCCATCCCCGCCCCGCGCCCGGCCGAGCCCAGCAAGGAGCCGCAGCTCACCATCCCCGCTCTCCTGGTCTGGGCCGCCGACCACGATGACCCCAAGATCCGCAAGGCGGGCGAGCAGGCTCAGACCGCTCTGGACATCCTTCGGGCCCGGCACCGGGCGGACGAGCAGCTGGCGTCCATCGATGAGGAGTCCGCTCGCCTCGAGAAGCGGCTCGCCGAACTCCAGAAGCGCAAGGCCGACATCGCCCCCAAGGCCAAGACGAAGGCGCCGCCCCGGGACTACGACCCCGCCGACGTCCGCGCCTGGGCCGCCACCCAGGGCACCGACGTCCCGCCGCGCGGCCGCGTGCCCAAGAAGGTCCTCGACGACTGGCGCGCGGCCGGCGCACCGGTCCGCGAGCCGTGAGCGCTGAGGTGGAGTGCCAGCTGTGCCACCAGCCCGTGCGCTCCACAGTGGCCCGGGCCCGCCGGATCGGCTCCCGCTGCTGGCGGAAACTCCGCCCCGACCAGCGCGCATCGATCACCGCCCTCACGCGCCGCGGCTGGTCCCTCGGCCCCAACGAAGCCCGCGCCGCCCTCAACCGACCCGCACCCGCCGCCCCCGACCAACTCGCCCTGAACGGAGAGGGGACTCGCATGGCCCGCAGGACTGACCGACAGATCGCTCTCGGCGCCCCGACTCGGATCCAGCGCTCCCGCACCAAGGGCTGGCGCGCGCCGGCTGGTGCCCTCTACGTCGGCCGCGGGAGCCGCTGGGGCAACCCGTACGTCGTCACCCAGCTCGGCCAGGAGCACGCCGTCATCGACAGCCGCACCACCGGCGTCATCTTCAGCAGCGACAGCGAGCCCAAGGCCCGTCGCGTGGCGTGCACCTGGTACCGGGCGTGGCTCTCCAGCCAGCCCGGCCTCCTCGCCGCGGTCCGCCGCCAGCTCGGCGGCCACGACCTCATGTGCTGGTGCCCACTCCCTGAGCCCGGCGACCCAGACCACTGCCACGCTGCCGTGCTCCTCGAGCACGCCAACGACCAGGAGAAGACCCGTGCCTGAACTCCCGCAGCCCGCCCCGCGCACAGCGGAGGAAGCCGCCCACCTCCTCGCCCGCGAAGGCCACCACGTGCACCTCGTCGCCGACGACACGGTGTGCCTCGCCGGACGCTGCGCACTGGACGTGACGCAGCGATGAGCAACCGCGACTGGGGCGACCTTGAGGACTTCGCCCGCCATGAGCGCGCTCTGTCGCGGGACATCGTGTCCGCGCTGAGCCGCAAGGCCGCCGCGTCGGCCGGACAGTGGCCGCCCACCGACGAGATCCAGCCCGAGGAGAAGCACGTGCCCGACCGCGCCGAGTCCCCCACCGAACAGACAGGCCTCCGCCAACGCGTGGCCGATGCCATCCACCACGATCTGAACGCCCGCAGGGTGAGGCGCGACCAGGGCCTCCTCGGCATCGTGCCGCGCCTCACCGACGCGGTGATGGCTGTGCTCGCGTCAGCCCCAGCGACCGAAGCGACCGAGCCTGCGAGCCCCTCTGCCGCGATGACGGGCGCCGGAGTCGTGGTGCGCAGTGAACTGGCAGCGGGCGTGCAGCGCTGCGACGAGGCCGCCGACGTGGTGCGCGACGCCCGGACTCTGCGCGAGCAGATCGCCGGCGCCATCTACGAGAAATGCAACCCCGGCCACCACTGGGCGTCGGCCCACCCCGATGACGTCCTGGCCTACGGGTCAGATGCCGACGCCGCACTCACCGTCGGCCTCCCGCACGGAAAGTTCATGGGCGACCAGCTCCGGCACAGCGAGGCCGTGATCGAGCGCGTCATCCAGCTCAACGAGCAGTGGGTGAAGGCCGGGCCGCCCCCGCTCGGCGCGTCAATGGCCCGCTGGTGGGACGCCCGACTCGTCGAGCTCCACAACGCGATCGTCCCGCCCGGCGACCAGTCCCAGGAGAAGTGAAGATGACGCAGCAACCCCACCAGGAACCGGAGCTGACCGGCCCGGCCGGCAGCGCGTTCCGTGTCCCGGACATCGCCGAGAACCCCGCCGTACTGGAGCAGTGGATCATCACCGCCCGGGACTGGCACCCGATCTGGTACCAGTACCTCCTCGCGCTCATCTCCCTCGCCGACATGCCTGACATGCCGCCCGCCAACCGGCACCGCAAAGGCGTCACTCACGAGCTGGTCGTATTCGCCCTCGACCCGGAGGACGGCCCCCTCCGGCCGGAGACGTTCGTTGACCGCCGGCCCACCGAGTTCGTGCTCACCCCGGCCAACGTCGTCGAGCAGGTCACAACAACCGACGACCAGGCCCGCCACCTCACCCGGCTGTGCGCCAACGCCGTCGTCCACGGCCGGCTCATCCCCGAGACCGGAGACTCACCCGACCACATCCGGGCCATGTGGCGCACGAGCATCAGCCAGACCCTCGACCACTCCCGCGACCCCCATCACGGCCGAGCGAACTGAAAGGGCCACCAGTGACCAGACTTGAGTTCGCGTACAACGCGGGCGCCGTAGCCCTGGCAGGTCTCGGACTCGCGGCCACCATGCAGAACCTGGTGCTCACGGCCGGTGCGCTCTTTCTCGGCGCGGCGGGCTGCATCGGCGGATCCAACCGGGAGCGTCGCGCCCGACAGCCGCGGGCCTGCTGCCAGTTCGGGGCGAGCAGCAGCGGTGTTGCTCACAGCCCCGGCTGCAGGCGAGGGCCGGCGGCGTCGGCCGAGACCGGTTGGGAGCAGCGCCTCGCCCGCACGCGGCCCGTGGTCGAGTGCCCGCCGTCCAGCACCGGCCGGTGCATCGCCTGGGACAAGTGCGTGACCGCCGAAGGTGAATGCGTCGAGGACCGGGGCAGCGCATGAGCGAGCTGACCGTCTACCGGTACGTCTGCCCGTGGTGCACGAAGGGCGACATGGGGCCCAGCACCGGCCGCTGCCTCCACTGCACCGGCACTGGCCTCACCAACGACGTCGCCGGCTGGCCGGCCGCCGAGCTCGTCGAGGCGCCGATCCCGCCCGGAGTGATGCGTAAGGCCTGCCGCGACTGCGCGTTCCGGACCGGCTCCCCCGAGCTCGAGGACGGCGGCCGCCAACTCCCCGACGGCGAACCGTTCTGGTGCCACCACGGCGCCGCGGACGGCTACGCGGGCAGCCACCAGCCCATCGGCTCCTGGCGCCCGCCCGGCCACCCCCGCGACATCCCGCTCGGCGAACTCATCTGCGCCGGCTGGTGGGCGAAAGCCTCCGGGCGCCCCCTGCCCGCCGAGCCCTTCCGCGACCTCGACACGAAGGAGAGCTGATGCCCGACCAGCCTGGCGGCCACAAGCCGACGCGGACACCGCGGCGTACGCCAGCCAACCCGCCGCCACCGCCCCCACCCCAGAAGGCGATCGCGGAACCGGTCCGTATCGAGGACCTGGACGACGACGCACGCCGGCCCTTCCACGGCCTGACCAACGTCGTGGTTATGGACGAGCTCGAGGTCGCCTCCGTCGCGGTGGCGATCCGGGAGCTCCACACGGCTGTGACCGAGTACATGCGGATGGCCGCTCGCGCCATCCGGCCGTTCATGGAGCAGGTCAAGCACACCCACCAGGCCCTCGTGGAAGCCGACTTGATCGATGACAAGGGCAAGGCGACCCGGCCACCGGACCGGCCAGCCTGGCAGTCCAAGTACGGCCCGCCTGCTCGCAGGAGGTCGAGGTGATCCCTCCCGAAGCCACTGCAGGCGAGTCCCTGGCGTACGTCTCCGGTCCTGGTGGCCAGTGGCACGAGGTCGGCTACGCGACGGTCGAGCTCGTACCAGACCTCTCCCTCGGCGGCGAGCAGCATGCAGAGGACGAGCGCGCGTTCCAGGGCTGGCCTCCCAGAGGTCTGCGCCAGTCGCTGACGGCCGTGCTGTCCGACGGCGCGCGCCGGATGTTCCGGGACTTGGCGGAGGAGCTCCACCGTTGCCAGCGGCGCCGGGTCCGACGACTGGCCTACGAGCTGCACATCCCGATCGACGAAGCCTCCCGCTCCTTCGACGCCGTGCAGCGCGTCCTCGAGGCGAACGGAGTGGGCGACGGCTACGGCTGCCTCACCATCGCCCAACCTGTGCGCCCGCCGATCGTCTGGGAGGGACTGTGAGGTTCCTGCTCTCTCGTACGGATCCGGTCCAGCAGATCGCAGCCCACCCCACGACGCTCGCCGAGCTGACCGACCTCCTACGGCAGCACGCCGCTGAACCGGACCGGATCCCCGCCCTGAGTGGCCTCGGTCTGGGCCTGCCTCTCGTACCGGACGACACGCTCGCCCAGGGCGTCGTCCGCCTCCGCCCCACCCCACGACACCGCCTGTTCAGACTGCACCTGCCCCACAAGGTGCTGGACGGGTGGGTGGAAGAGAACGGCCAGGCCGTCGCCGTCGAGGACGTCACGGACTGGATCACCACCCGCGCGCCGAGCACGGACGACCTCGTCCGCGGCTACGGCGACGCACGCATCGAATGGCTCGACGAGGGCCTGCCAGCACAGCACGACCAGTAGGAAGGGACGACGCGCACATGCTCTGCACCCTGTGCAAGGAACACGTCCTGCAGTACGGCACCATCTGCCCCGCCTGCACCCGCGACCTTCAAGACCGCCTCGCCAGCCTGCCCCGCCTCTGGGCATCGCTCGAGCCCTGGCTCATCCCGGCCGGACGCGGCCTCTCCCAGTACGGCGGCCGCACCGCCATGGTCGAGGCCCCGCTCCCCCTCGCCGGAGAGGTCCTCGACCTCCGCTCCGCCGGCGGAATCGTCGGCATCCTCGAGGACTGGCACGACGCCGTACGCATCAGCCGCGACCTCGACACCCAGCCCCGCACCGGCGCCCTCGCTCACCGCGTCACCACCGCGGCGTGGGGCCTGATCCACCACATCTACTACATCGCCCTCTGGGACCAGGCCCCCGTCCTCGGCGCGGAGATCCGCGACCTGATCGACCGCATCCGCCGCGTCGCCGAACCCGAGGAAGAGCGGCCGGAGCGGACGTTGCTGGGCCGGTGCATCGCCGTCGACTTGCTCGGCACCGTGTGCGGATCGGTCCTGTACGCGGACATGAGCAAGCCGGTGCAGTGCGGCTGGTGCCTGTGCGTGTACCCGCCGGACAGCTGGCTGGCGCTGCGAGCTTTCCAGCCCGGCCGGCGCGCGGCCGACGAGGACCCGAACGAGCTCACCGACCACGGCGGGGAGATGATCGCGGCGTGACCCGGGCTCAGTGGCAGGTCACGCGGCTCGTTGCGTCCGCCAGCTCGGCGACAGCCACGGCGGTGAGCATGCTGTGGCTGCGTGAGCAGGGCGAGTTGGGGCGCTCCCTGGTCGCGCTGTTCGGGCTCGTCGCCTGCGTCACGTTCGTGGTCTGGTTCGTACGGCGCAGGAGAGGCGCGGCGTAGCGTGGTCGCGACACGTCGGAGCCCCGCCACCCCACGTCGACTGGGGTGGCGGGGCTCTGGTGCGTCTTGGCTACTCGGCGTCGTCCTTCTTTGCGCCGCGCCGGCGGGTGAGGACGAATCGAACGGCGAGCTCGTACGGCAGGGTTCTGGCGTTCGAGGACTTGCCGTACATGTCCTCTCGGACGGTCCAGTCGGGGTGAGTGCGTGCCGCCTTCCGCAGTCCCTCCGCCGTCATCCTGCGGACATGGCCGTCGGCGACAAGCCGGGCTGCGGCCTGCTCAAACGTCAGCATCGTGTACCTCCCGTCTGGCTCCGCCTGCTCCTCTGGCATGCCCCCATCCTCTCCAAAAGTTGCGAGTCTCGCAACTTTCCTCTACGTTGGACAACGCACAAAGCCCCGGCCGCTTGGTGACACACGCGGTCGGGGCTGCACGAGGACGGGGCCCGGTGGTGACACACCGAGCCCCGCCTCACCCCCGATCCGGTGGTGACACACCAGGCCGGGACAGCCATCCACCTGCTTCACCAGGAGGACGACCTTGCCGAACCTTACCCACCCGGCACTACAGACGGCAGTCACGCCGCCTGCAGCCCTCGACCCGCCCTACGCCGCGCAGATCCTCACCGTCACGGCCTGGGCCCTCGAGCTCGCACCCACGAACCAGCTCACCGAGGCCGGCCTCGACGACGCATTCCGTACCGCGGTCGCCGGCATCGTCGGCCACCTGCCGGCCGTCGTCGCCGAGACCGCCACGCTGAACGCCCGCGCCTACCTCGAGCCGCTCACCGACATCACCCGCGCCGAGTACGCCCTGCGCCTGCGCTCCACCGGCAGGGAGCTGGGATGAGCGAGCGATACGGCCTCCCGGCGTCCCACAACCGGGAGTTACTCCACCGCATGCTCGACGAGATCGCGGACCGCCTCGAGGCGAACAGGCCCGACAACCCGTTCACCGCCACGAGCCGGATCGCGATCATCCAGGCGACGACCATGGACCCGCGGCTCGGCCGTGCCCTGCGCGAGCAGGCGCCCGACGTCACCCGCGAGATGACCCGTCGCCAGTACGCCGCCCAGCTCCGCGAAATCACCGGCGGTGCGGCATGAGCGACAGCGCCAAGCAGTCCGTACCCGTCGCCCTGCAGCCCGCCACGCCCGAGGCCTGCGCCGCCGACTACGCGGCGCGCGACCAGTCCGGTCAGGCCGCTACCCAGCAGGGCTGCGTATCCGCTTCAGCGCAGGACGGCGTTCCCCGCACCGCCGGCGGACGCTGACCCACCCCTGATCGCAGGGCCCCACGCCCGCCCCCGCGCGGGGCCCTGCCTGTCTTTGGAGCCCACGTGTCCTTGGACCAGCCCCTGTCGTGGGCGGTCAGCCACCCCTGGCCGGCCGCTGCCACCATCGGCGTCCTCGTCATCACCCTCGCCGCCCTGTGCACCATCGTCGTCCACAAGACGAGCGGGGCCGTCCTCACCGCGGGCATCGGCGCCCTCGTCTGCACCGCGTACGGCGGCGACACCAGCTGGGCCTTCGCCGAGCACCGCCTCCACATGACCGACACCAGCGAACGCGCCGTCATGTTCGCCGCGGGCGAGGTTGCGCTCATCGCCTGCGCCATCATGGCCCGCGCCAACAAACAGGCCACGGCCGCCGACGACAAGGCCGGCACGCCCGGCGTGCCCGGCGTCCTCGTCTGGATCATCACCGGCGTCCAGGTGATCCCCGCCTTCGCCGAGTCCGGATTCTGGGCGGGTATCGTCCGCGCCACGATCGGCCCCGTCATGGGCGGCCTGCTCTGGCACCTCGCCATGGGCCTCGAGATCCGCGTCGCCAAGCCCGAGGCACTGTCCACCGGGCTGCCCGCACAGATCGGCGCCGAGCTCCGCCAGCGGCTCCTCTCCTACCTCGGCCTCGCCGACCGCGGCCGCACCGCCATCGACATCAGCCGCGACCGCGCCATGGCCCGCGCCGTACGCCTCGCCGCACGCCGGCACCGCGGCTGGTGGGGACGCGCCGCCCTCAAAGCCAGCGTCGCCCGCTCTGGTGCCGCAATCGACGGCAGCCGTCGCCACGCACTCCTGCAGCAAGTCGCCGCCCGGCGCACCGCCGGCGAGCTCGCGACCGTACCCGTCACCTCGCCCTGGGTCCTGCAGCCCGCGCTGGAGCCGCACCCCGCCACCGCACTCGGCGTCACCGGAGCCGAGCTGCGCCGGATGCACCCGATGGATGCGATCCAGGCCGTCCACGATGCGCACCCGGAGGTAACCCCGGCGGAGCTCGCCGCACTCACGACCGAGTACGGCGTGTCCGTCACCGAGGGCCTGGTCCGTATCGCCCTGCACCCCTCGGCTGCGGCTGCAGCGGCGGATGCGCAGCCACCCATCCTCGCCGTGCAGCCGGAGCCGCCCACGGCTGCACTCGAGCCCGCCCCGCCCGTCGTGCAACCCGGCACGGACGAGGCCGCGTTCGATTCCGCAGCCGCATCCGCAATCGCCCTGACCAAGTCCGTCGACACCGCTGCGCAGCCGCAGCCGGATGCGGGCGGAGAAACCGACAGTGCGGATGCGGCAGCGCAGTCCGGCCGCGTCCTCATCCTGGACCTGGCCCCGACGCAGCAGCCACACCCGGACGTGTGCGCGCCCGCCGACCCGGCTGCGCAACCGACTGCACCGCAGGCCACCCCGGCTGCACCGCCCGTGCAGCCGCCCGCACCTGAGCCCGTTGCGCAGCCGCCCGTGCAGCTGCGCGTCCCGGCTGCGGATGCGCAACTCCTCGAACACGCCCTCGCCCTGAACGAGAAGTCCCTTGCCGAGGACCGCAGACGTGCGCCGCTGCGCCTGCTGCAGACCGAACTCGGGATCGGCCAGCGCCGCGCCCAGCGCATCCAGGCGCAGCTCCCCGACACCCTCCCGGATGCGGCTGCGCAGCCGCCCGCAGCGAAGGAAGCCCACCGATGACCGGCCTCGTCCACACCCTGCTGCTCGCCGCCCTACTCGCGTTCCTCGCCTCCCGCCTTGGCGTGTGGGTGCGCATCCGCAGCTGGCTGCGCACCCGCCACACCGGCGCGGGCGCATCCGCAGCCGCCCGCGCCCGCCAGTTGCGCACCCCCGCCGTACGGATCGCGGGCCTGCTCAACATCCCCACCCAGCGCGGCCGCCAGGCCCAACGCTGGGAGGCCGGCGCTGCAGGGGAGCGCCGCACCGCCGAACGGCTGCGCACCCTCGAGCGCGAAGGCTGGACCGTCCTCCACGACCGAGCCCTGCCCCGCAGCCGCGCGAACCTCGACCACCTCGTCATCAGCCCCACCGGCCGCGTCTACCTGCCCGACACCAAGCGGTACTCGTCCCAGTGGCCGCTCACCGTGGCCAACGGCCGCCTGTACCACGGCGACCGCGACGTCACCCAGCGCCTGGACGGTCTCTACTACGAGACCCGGGAGACGGCCAGCATCCTGGGCGTCCCCGTCATGCCGTTGGTCGTGATGGACGGACCGCCGATGCCCGAGAACGGCCTCTCGCTCGACGGGCTGCGCATCATCCCGGCCCACCGGCTGCGCGAGGAGCTCCGCGCCGTCGACCGCGCGTGCAGCCTCCCGCACCGGTCGCCTTCCGCTCTCGCCCACACTGCCCGCCGCGAGCTGCCCGCGTACACGCAAGGAGCACGCCGATGACGACCCCAGATCAGGATGAGATGCGCATCCGCAGCATCCTCCACACGATCGCTGGCGGCCCCGACGCTGCAGTCGCACCCACGGATCCGGTCACGGCTGCAGCTGCTGCAGCCGTCGCGCAGCCGCAGCACAACCCCGCGCCCGCAGCCGACTGGTGGGACGACCTCTACGCGGACGACGCGCAGCCCGCAGCCCGTGCGCAGGATGCGCAGCCTGCAGCCGACGCAGGGGATGCGCAGCCGCGCGGCCGCCGACGGATGCGCATCCCGCCGTGGTGGTCCGGTCAGTCCGCCGACCTCAGCGCACCCACCCCCGAGCCCGGCGAGGACGACGACGGCAGCGAACTCCCCGAGGACGCCGAGGCCGACGACGAGGACCAGGACCAGGACGAGGCGGCTGCGCAGCCCGACGGACCAGACGCGGATGCGGATGCGCAGCCCGTCAGGAAGCCGGGGCCGGCGCGGCCCAAGCGGCGGCGCCCGGCTGCGCGCTCGCGCACTCGCAGCCGGAGGCAGAGCGCGGATGCGCCGCGCGCACTCGTCGACTCACCGCCGACGCGCCGCTCGCTCCTCGACGCATACGACGCCATCCCGCCGCGCATCCGTTGGCTGGCCGTCCACCTCAGTGCAGCCGCAGCCGGATACGCACTCGGCTGGGTCAACTGGGCCACCCGCAGCACCGCGTGGATCGCCGACCACGGCGCACTCACGCCGACCGCCCTGTTCCTGTACGGCGTGGCTGTCCTCTGCGAGTGCCTGCGCTACCGCACCCGCAGCTGGCGCCTACTCGCCCGTTGGTGCTGCGCGGTCCCTATCGCCTCGATCGTCATCGGCGCCGCTTTGTACGGCACGGACTGGATGGAACTGGAGCTCCCGCTGTGAACGTGTTCGGCAACCTGGGCACGGCCGGCGTGGCCGCAGCCCTCACCGCCCTGATGCTGTTCGGCATCCCGGGCGGCGGCAAGCTCAAGCCGCTCGGCTGGTGGACCACGGTCCTCGTCGCCATGATCGCGGGCAGCGCCTACAAGGCCGCGGGCGGCATGTGGAAGATCGTTCCAGACTTCATCGGCAGCCTGATCGACTTCACACAGGGGTTCGTCAAGGGCATCACCATGCCCGCCATCGCACTGTGCCTCCTGATCTTCATGCTGTTCAAGAAGCTGTCGACCAAGCAGGTCGGCGTGACCGCGCTGATCTTCTTCTACGTCGCCTCAGGGGCCGGCGGGAACTGGTCCATCATCGCGGACGCCATCGAGAATGCCCGGACGAACCTCCAGTGAGCCACTTCAGCCTGCGCAAGCAGACCACCGACCCGGAGCCCGCGGCCACCGAGGAGCTCGAGGACACCGAGGCCGTCGAGGAGGAGCCCGTAGACGAGCCGGCTGCGGGCAAGAGCGGCAAGAAGACAGCCGAAATCCCTTCGCTGCCACGCGCCGTGTTCATCGCGGTCCGCGACTGGCTGACCTGGTGCAGCAGCCTCATCGGCACCACAGCCACCTACGTCGGGCACGTCGTCGCCGTCTGGGCCTGCGCCTACTACGACAGCCTCTGGATCCTCTACGGCGTGACGATCGGCCTGACCTTCGCCGTCGGCGCGTTCCTCCCCGCCGCCTCCGTCGACCGGACGGTCACCCGCCTGGAGCAGCTCCGCAACCGCCCGGCCAAGGCTCCGGCACAACCCACTAGGACCCCGGCGCAACCGGCTGCCGCGCCCCCCGACACGGCTCCCGTCGACCCCCTGATCGACCTCCTGTGGAGGCTCATCGGGGATGCCCCCGGAGTGCACCTCAAGACCCTCACGGAGACCCTCGCCGCCACCCAGCAGGGGAGCGGTGAAGCGCCCTCCCGGGCGGCCGTCGAGGCCGCCCTCAGCGCCCGCCACATCACCCTGCGCCCGTCCGTCCGGGACACCCGGGACAAGGTCAACCGCGGGGTCCACCGGGACGACCTGAAAGCCGCTCTCCTACCCCCTGCTCCGGCCGCGCCCCCGGGCCCGTAGCAAACCCCGTAGCAACGCCCTGAGCTGCGTTGTAGCAGCCACCGCTACAGCCGTAGCAACCCGTAGTAGCAGCCCCCCGACCCCCTCGGAGCCCCCGATGCCGCACCGCTACACCTGCCACCAGTGCCGCACCGTCGCCCCCCGCAGACGTGCCCACATCGAGGACGCCGAGGACGACCAGCAGGCCCACCGCGACGCCGCCCACGGCGGCCACGCACCCATCGACGGCGACGGCATCCGCCGCGTCCACAGCGACCGCCGCGGCGACAGCATCCTGCCCCGCCACACCCTCGCCGCCGCCCTCGTACTCCTCGCCCTGGTCCTCGCCAACTGCTGGGGCCGCTGACCACCAGAACGGAGACCGCCGTGGACTTCATCCGCTACCGCGTCGAGGACGAGGACGGCACCTTCCTCGACGAGTTCAGGACCAACGCGCCGGACTTCGCCGAGTGGCGGATCGGCCGCATCCGCAAGCACCGGCCGAACCTCACCGTCACCGAGACGCTGGCGAACGACGACTGACCACACAAGCCCCGGGGCGGGCCGCCCCGACTGCCAAGAAGACGCGGCCCGCCCCGGCCCACCCATCCCGAACACGAGACAGGAGCACCCTCATCATGGGCGTCTTCAGCCGATCGACACAGCCCGAGACCAGCAAGCTGCAGGAGGTCGTCGCCGCACTTCCGGCGAAGGTCGCGGACTGGACCCCCGACCAGCGAGCCCAGTTCGCCACCCAGTCCGACCGCGCCGCCTACGAACAGGTCTCCGACACTCCCAAGAAGCGGCGCTGATCCCACGGCTACAACACGAGGCCCCGCCGCACGCCGCGGCGGGGCCTCCACGTGCGCCCCACCCACCCCATGACGCACCATGGGCCCATGGAGTACGCATCCCTGCCCCCCGGCCAACTCACCACCAAGCAGGCCGCCATGGCCTGCGGCGTGAAGCCGGACACCATCCGCGACTGGGTACGCCGCGGCATCCTCGAACGGTGCGGCGGCTCACCGCGGCGCCCCATCTTCCGCGTCGAGGACGTCATGGCCGCCAAGGTCGCCCCCAAGCCCCGCCAGCGCGACACCGCCTGACCCCCGCCCCACGCGTTCCCCCTCCAACTCGCCTGCTGCTGCGCCACCATGGGACGGAACCGCGACACAGGAGGGGGCCGGCACATGTTCGGCAGCAAGAAGACGCCCGAGGAGAAAGCCGCTGCAGCACGGCAGCGCCAGATCGCCGCTGCAGCTGCAGGAGCAGGAGTTGCGATCCTGGGAGGCACGGTCCGCGTGCCCAACCAGCCGCGCATCCCCATCGAGGGCGCCCGGGTCACCATCGAGGCCGGCGAGACCGCCCGCAAGCGGATCACGGCCACCCGCGTCGCCCTGATCGGGATCTTCGCCATCTGGGCCAAGAAGGACATGAGCCAGCTGTTCATCACCATCGAGCACGACGACGGCATCGTCCTGGTCCCGGTCCCCGCGAAGAAGGAAGCGCAGGCCCGGATCTTCGCCACCATGGTCAACGGCGCGCCCACCGAGGTCATCAAGACCGACCCGCCCGCCGCGTAGCCCGTAGCGCCGAAGGCCCCGCCGCGTGCGGGGCCTTCGCCATGGTCGCCGCGCCAGGGTCAACAACGGCTTGACGTGCAGCGATAGATGGGCCACGATCTTCCCGCACACCCATGTCCGAAAACGGACTCAGATACTGGCATTGATCAAGGCCCCAGAGACCTGACTCCCGGGCCTTTTTTGATGCCCTGGCACCCGCCCGCGCGTAGGCCAGGACCTGGGGAGGTCTGCGGCCGAGCTTGGGGCGAGCCGCAGGCCTGCGCCGCGGCGGGTGCCGCCCAACACCCCTGCTGCGAGGAGTCCGCCGTGAGTTTCGTGTTCAACGTCGCCCTCGGCCGAGTCGGCTACTACGCCGGCCTGCCCGCCGCGAATGACGGCCTGGTCGCCATCGCCCTCGAGGCGTCCGGCCTCGAGACCGACGCCGTCCTCCGGGACAAGGCGACTTTCGCGGCCGTCGTCGCCGGCACGACCAACGAACAGACCACGCTGCCCCGGAAGCCGCTCACGAACGTCACGGCCACGGTCGACAACGCCAATGACCGGCTGAACCTGGACTGCGACGACGTCACCTGGGCAGGCCCGGGCGGCAACGCGGTCGGCGCGATCGTCCTGGCCTACGACCCCGACACCACCACGGGCACAGACGCGGACCTGATCCCGCTCTCCCTGCACACCGTCACGTGGAGCCCAGGCGACGGCATCGACACCACCTGGACGATCGCGGATTTCCTGCGCTCGAGCTCCACCACCTGACCCGTCCCCCGGGGAGGCCCACGCCATGGCGCGGATGTACACGTGCGGATTCGAACTCGCCAGCGCGGCCGCCCTCATGGAGTGGCAGGACTCCAACGGCTCCCCGGCCATCTCCCAGACGATCCACCGCGCCGGCACCGCCTCGCTGCGCATCACCCCGGCCGCCGCCACCCAGTACATCGAGCACCAGCTCACCAGCGGCGTGGTCCAGCGGACCTTCCACCGGTTCTACCTGTACATCACGGCGCTGCCCGCCGCGGACTGCAATCTGTACGGCATCGGCCAGTCCGGGTACTTCCCCGGCGTCCTCCGGCTCACCAGCACCGGCCAACTGCAGCTCCGCGACAACCAGGCCGCCGTCAACCTCGGCTCCCCGACCGCCGCCCTGTCCCTGAACCGCTGGTACCGCGTCGAGCTCGACTTCACCGACGTCGCCGGCACCCTCACCGCCGGAGTCAGCGCCTTCCGCGGCTACCTCGACGGCGTCCAGTTCGCCGACACCCTGTGCACGAACATCAACGGCTTCAGCCGCTTCAGGGTCGGCGCGATCCAGTCGGCGACCGCGATGGACATCTGCATCGACGACATCGCCGTCAACGACAACACCGGCACCGCCCAGAACGGCCTCCCCGGCCCCGGCTCGGTCGTCCACCTCCACCCGGCAGGCGCCGGCGACAACAACACCTGGACCGGCACAGGCGGCACCGCCGGAGCAGCGAACAACTGGACCCGCGTCAACGACACCCCGCCCGACGACGCCACGACGTACAACGAGCTGACCGCGACCGGCACCACCTCCGCCGACGACTTCACCCTCTCCTCGGCGGCCGCGGCCGGCATCGGCGCCAGCGACCCCATCACCCTCGTCGCCGTCGGCGCCCGCATCGGCTCCACCGCCACCACCACAGCGAGCATCGTGACCCGCCTCAAGGGCCAGGCGGGCGGCACGCTCCTCGAGTCGGCGTCCACCAGCGTCGCCGTCACCGGCTGGCAGACCCACAAAGCCGCCGTACCGCGCCTCTACGGGCTCACCGCCTACACCAACCCCCAGACGAGCGCGGCCTGGACGAGGACAGCGCTCGGGACCGCCCAGATCGGCTACCGCGGCAACGTCTCCCAGTCCACCTCCCGCCGCGTCTCCAACCTCTGGGCGCTGGTCGAGTTCATCCCCACGGAGAGCCAGACCCTCGCGCTCCCCACCGTCGCCGAGACCTCCGCCGCGCAGCTCCTGGCCGGCCACAAGGCCAACACACCGCCTGCGGCCGCCGAGACGACCACCGCGCGCCCGCTGACCGGTCACAAGACGATGGCGCTGCCCACGGTCGTCGAGACGACCTCCGCGAGGCCTCCCGGAGCCCGGAAACAGCGCTCTCTCAGCCCTGCGGGCGAGTTGACGGCCGTCCAGAGCCTCGGACGGTCGAAAAACGGGTCCCTCCAGACCCTCAGCGAGGCCAACACCGCCCAACCGCTCACCGGACACCGCTACGGAGCCCTCCCGAGAGCCCAAGAGACCTCCGCAGCACTCGACTTGGCCCCCCGCAAGGCCCGGGCGCTCCCGCAGGCCTCCGAAACGACCTCCACGAGCCTCCCGAGCGTCTCCAAGGCCTCCCCGCTGCCCACCGTGGCCTCCCAGGACGCCGTACAGGCCCTCACCGCCCTCAAGGCCTCCCCGCTGCCCCGTACGGGCGAGACCACCACCCCCCAGGCCTTCATCCCGTCCGGCGGACTCCCCACCGCCTACGAGACGACCACCGCACGCCCCCTCACCGGGCACAAGACCCTCGTCCTGCCCATCGCCTACGAGACCAGCACCGCACGGCCGCTCAGCAGCACCAAGACGGCCCTCCTGGCCCCCGTGGACGAGACCGCGACCGCCCAGGACCTCGTACCGCTCAAGACCGGCCCCCTACCCGTCGTCCACGAGGCCACCACCGCCCTACCCCTCACCCAGGGCACGCCCACCGAGCCCGACGAGGCCGAGTACGAGGTAGGCCAGCCCTTCACCACCTGGACGGCAGGCCAGCCCTACCCGGGTAGGACAGCAGGCCAGCCCTACACCACCTGGGAGACCGGACAGCCATGGTGACCACACGCACGCCCCTCGTCATGGCACGCACTACCCGCGAGTACGTCCACATCCCCGTACCAGGCAGCCCAGACCTCACCACACCCCCCGAGATCGCCTTCAAGGCCACCCAGGGGCCACCAGAGGACGAGGACTGGCACCAGGCCGAGTGGCACCAGGGCAGCGCACGCATCCTCATCGGGCCAGGAGGAGACGTCACAGACCTCGACGAGGGCCAGTACCGCATGTGGATCCGCTTCACAGCAGGCCTCGAACGCCCAGAGATCAACGCTGGGCTGCTCCACCTCACCTGACCAGAGGGGGGCAGGGGGCACCCGGGGGCATCCCCTGCTCGACGAGGAGAGCACACCATGCCGTACGCCCCACCATCACGCTGCACCGATCCCGAGTGCCATGAGATCGCGACCAAGGGATCACGCTGCGACGAGCACCAGCGCATCCCCTGGACAGGACGAGACAACAAGGCCGAGCGCTACGGCATCAGCTCAGGCGAGTGGCGCACACTCAAGCGCAGGGTCACCAAGCGGGACAACGGCTGCTGCTACATCTGCGGAGCCGAGGCCCCCGACCCTGAGCTGTACGACGAGGACGACCGCTCGACCCATCCCCACGAGCTCGACCACGTCATCCCCATCAGCGAGGGCGGAGCACGCCGCTCCCTCGACAACCTCGGCTTGGCCTGCACGTCGTGCCACGACGCCAAGAGCAAGCGCGAGACCACGCGCGCCAACGCGCGACGACGGAGGACCCCATGACCCTCTCATCCGACTACGACGACTATCGCCCCCGTGAGGCAGTGCAGCACGCCCGCCGCTTCGTCAGCCGCCGCCCCGGGCGGCCCGACCTTCATGGCGTCGCGTTCCCCTCCGGCCGCGTCCTGGCCGACGACCCGCGCACCGGCCTGGTCGCCGCCACGTCTGTGGAGCACCTGGATCCCGAGAACGACGGCCGCGCGACGGTCTTTTGGGCCGAGGAGACGCCCTCGGAGGGGGTAGGGGAGTCAAAATCACCAGGATGATTCCCACGGGGCCCGGCGCGGTCAACTCGGAACACGCCGTCTCAGAATAAATTTCGGGCGATGGGCTCCCAGGCCGTCACCCAGCGTGACTGAGGGAGGTGATCGCCGGTGGGACGAACCCCGCAGCCCGCCCCCCTCAAGCTCATCGGCGGCCGCGGCAACGGCACCGACTCCGGCGGCCGCAAGGTCAACCCCGGGCCGGCCTTCCGCCGCATCGCCCCGAACCCGCCGACCTGGATGAGCGTCGAGGCCAAGGCCGAATGGCGCCGCGTGGCCCCCGGCCTGCAGCGCCTGGACCTCCTCAAGGAAGAGGACCGCGCCACCCTCGCCGCCTACTGCGAGACCTGGTCGCAGTTCGTCACCGCGACCCGCATGGTCACGCAGGAGGGCATCACCGCCGAGGTCACCACCGTCAGCGCATCCGGGAGCGAGACGACGCGCACCGTCCCGCACCCGGCGGTGGCGATCGCCCGGTCCGCCGGCCGCGAGCTGCGGGCGTACGCCAGCCAGTTCGGCCTGACGCCCAGCAGTGAGCAGGCCCTCGCGAGAGGGGCCGACGATGGCGAGGACGACAACCCCTTCGCGTAGCTCGCGAAAGCCCGGCCGTGCGAAGGCCGCGCCGCGCACCGACACGGTGGAGGTGCCGGACCAGGAGACCCTGAACCGGCTGAAGCTCTCGCCCGAGGTCGGCTGGTACCTGGCCTCGCGCGGGATCCCGCTGCCGGACTGCCCGCCGCTGCACAAGACGCCCGAGCCGCGCGACGAGCCGGGCGCGCTGTTCGACCCAGCACGCGTCGACAAGGTCATCACCGCGTTCTCCAAGCTCCGGCACACCAAGGGCCAGTGGGCAGGCCAGCCGCTGAAGCCGGACCCGTGGCAGGTCGCTTACGTGATCGCCCCGGTCTTCGGGTGGGTGCAGTGGGACGACGACGCCGACAGCTACGTCCGGATCATCTCCGAGCTGTACGTAGACGTCCCGCGCAAGAACGGCAAGAGCACGCTGTGCGGCGGCATCGCGATCTACATGACGTGCGCGGACGACGAGCCGGGCGCCGAGGTCCTCGCCGCGGCCACCACGAAGGATCAGGCGCGATTCGTCTTCGACCCGATCCGCCAGCTCTGCGACAAGGCACCCGCGCTCAAGGGCCACGTCAAGCCGCTCAGAGACAAGATCGTCCACCCCAAGAGCGGCTCCTACTTCCAGGTCATCTCGAACGTCGCCGACGCCCAGCACGGCGCGAACCTGCACTGCTACATCTGCGACGAGCTCCACATCCACAAGACGCCGGACATGCTCGAGACCCTCGAGACCGGCACCGGCTCCCGCCGTCAGCCGCTCGGCGTGGTCATCACCACCGCCGACACCGGCCGCCGAGAGACCCCGTACGACAACAAGCGCCGGCGCATCGAGCAGCTGGCGCGCGGAGTCCTGCACGACCCGTCCGTCTACGGCGTCATCTTCGCGGCGCCCGAGGGCGCGGACCCGCACGCCGAGGAGACCTGGCGTGCAGCGAACCCCGGGTTCGGCGTCTCCCCCACCCGGGCCTTCCTGGTGAAGGCCTCGCGCAAGGCGGAATCCTCGCCGACCGAGCTGGCCTCCTACCTGCGGCTGAACCTCGGTATCCGCACCCGGCCGGACGGCAAGTACCTGAAGATCGAGGACTGGGACCGCAACGCCGGCCTGGTCGACGAGACCGCACTGCACGGCCGGGAGACCTGGGGCGGCCTGGACCTCGCCGCGACGTCCGACCTGTGCGCGCTCGCGTGGCTGTTCCCGAACGACGAGGACGGCACGCTCGACGCCGTCTGGCGGTTCTGGACCCCGGAGGACAACCTCCCGGCCCTGGACAAGCGGACCGCCAAGGCCGCCAGCCGCTGGGTCAAAGAAGGGTGGCTGACCAAGACCCCCGGCAACGTCGCCGACTACGACTGGATCAAAGACCAGATCAAGAAGGACCGCGACGTCTTCCGCGTCCGGTCTATCGGCTACGACCCGTGGAACGCCAGCCAGTTGACCAACGACCTGGTCTCCGAGCGCGCGCCCATGGTCAAGGTGCGGCAGGGCTTCCAGACCATGAGCCCGGTCCTCAAAGAGACGCAGCGGCTGATCAAGCGCGGCACCCCGGAGAAGACCGTGCTGCGCCACGGCGGTAACCCCGTCGTCCGGTGGTGCGTCGACAACATGGCCGTCGCCATGGACCCGGCGGGCAACGTCAAGCCCGACAAGAAGAACAGCGGCGACAAGATCGACGGCGTGTCCGCGCTGCTCACCGCCATGTCCGAGGTCCTCGCCAGGCCCCCGCGCCGCAAAAGCCGGTACGCGGACGAAGACGAAATCATGGTCGTTTAGCGGAAGCCGAACGCAGCGCCGCTTTGCTGCCCGCGGCTTCCTGTCGGCAGATCGATATCCACATCCAGCGTGAGCTCAACGGAGCGACCGTCGTCGGCGACCTCGGCCTTGAGCAGGCGGCCCGTCGTCGAGTCGCGCCCCTCCACTCGCACGGGGATGTCCTGGCCTACCTGACGGTCGAACGCGCCCTGCTCGAAACGGTCGCCCTCGGGGGCCGGCTGCTCGTAGCTCATCTTCATGCCGCAACGGTAGCGGCCCGACTTTTGGGAGGCCGCTGTGTTCGCGTGGCGCCGTACAGCCGTACGCAGACGAGTCGTCGTCAACCTCGCCGACAAGGCGTTCCGCGGGATCCTCTGGGCCAAGCGCGGCCCGCTCCTGGTCCTCCGCGACGCGGAGCTCCTCGAGGCCGGCCGCGCTCCCCAGGCGGTGGACGGCGAGGTCGTCATCGAGCGGGCGCGCGTCGAGTTCACCCAGGTCCTCGCGGGCGGTGGCGGCTGATGGCGTTCGTGGTCAGCTCCGGCGCGCTCTCGACGACCGGGGCGGGAGTCCTTCCCTCGTACGCGGCGATGTCCCTGCGGGCGGCGCCGTGGGAGTACGAGACGATCTGGCGCACCCAGCCTCAGGTCCGAACGGTCATCGCGTTCCTGGCCCGGAACATCGCCCAACTCGGCGTGCACGTCTACCGCCGCGTGAGCGACACCGACCGCGAGCGGCTCACACAGCACCCGCTCGCGCAGCTGCTCGGCAACCCACTGCTCGGCATGACGACGTACCGGTTCATCGAGCGGCTCGTCTCAGACGTCGCCCTGTACGACAACTGGTACGGGATCAAGCTGAAGCTCAACGGCCAGCTGCGGATCCTGCCGGTGCCGCCCACGTTGATCCGTCCGTACGGCGGGAACTGGATCCGGCCCGAGAAGTACCAGACCGCCGGCGGCCGGGACTTCCAGCCGGACGAGGTCATCCACATCCACGGGTACTCGCCCACGGACCTCACGTACGGCGAGTCACCCATCGAGTCCCTGCGGGACCTGCTGCTCGAGTCGACCGAGGCCTCCAAGCAGCGGCGCCAGATGTGGAAGTCCGGTGCGCGGCTCACAGGCGTCCTCGTCCGGCCGGCCGACGCGCCGGACTGGGAGGAAAAAGACAAGAGGCGCTTCCGCGAGATGTGGCGCAGCTTCGCCGACGGCGGCGGTGCGGAAGGCGGGACGCCGATCCTCGAGGACGGCATGACCTACGACAAGGTCGGCTTCAACCCCGAGCAGGCGCAGTACATCGAGGCCCGCAAGCTGACGCGCGAGGAGGTCAGCGCGGCGTACTTCATCCCGCCGCCGCTCATCGGGATCCTCGACCACGCCACGTACTCCAACATCAAGGAGCAGCACGCCCACCTGTACCAGGACACCCTGGGCCCGTGGACCGTGATGATCCAGCAGGAGTTCGCCGCTCAGGTCCTCCCGGATCTGCCGGACAACAAGGACGTCTACTGCGAGTTCAACATCGCGGAGAAGATGCGCGGCTCCTTCGAGGAGCAGGCCGCCGCCATGTCGACGATGGTCGGCGGTCCGGTCATGACGCGCAACGAGGGTCGGGCCCGGATCAACCTGCCGAGCGTCGAGGGTGGCGACGAGCTGATCGTCCCCATGAACGTCACCGAGGGCGGCCTCGCCAGCCCCCGGGACACCGCCCCGGACGCTCCCCCAAAAGCGCGCGGCCTGCCGCGTAGCAAGGCCAGCGGCAGGCCTTCCACGATCGGCACCTTCGCGTCCGAGCGGGACGCGCTCGAGAAGACGCTGACCGCGTTCACCGAGCGCCAGGCGAACGCGCTCCTGACGGCCGCCGGCGCCAAGGCCGACGGCGCGGACGGGATGCCGGACCTGCTTGCGCTGTGGGCCGCCGGATCCGAAGACCGGCTCGCCCAGCTGCAGGCGCTCCTCGCACACCACGGCTACCGACTCGCTCAGGTCGGCGCGTGGGACGTGCTCGACGTCTGGAACCCGGAGGCCGAGAACTGGTCTGCGGACGTGATGCTCGCCTGGATCCTCGCCGCCGCACAGACACACGCGGCGCAGCACGAGGAGTCAGGCCGGGGAGCCGTCGCCGCGGTGCAGGAGGAAGGCGGCGACGGCTGGCGGGAGGCCCTGCAGACGGCCGCGGTCGCGTGGGGCACCGCGGCCTCTGCACGGGCCAAGACCGCCGCCACCGAGACCCGGTCGTTCGGCGGCCACGACGCCGCCGGCGCGAGCGGCCTCACCCAGAAGATCTGGGTCACCGGCGGCACCAACCCGCGCGCCAGCCACAAGGCGCAGAACGGCGAGGCCGTGAGCCTCGACGACGTGTTCTCCAACGGCCTGCGCTGGCCGGGCGACGCCGGGGGCGAGACCAAGGAGCTCGTCAACTGCAACTGCTCTCTCGACTACGCGAAGGAGGAATGACGCCGTGCGCACGATGGAAGTCACCGTCAAGGTGAAGGCGGCGGGCGTCGCCGACGGCCTGGCCGAGGGACAGTTCCGCGCCCTCGTCTCGGTGTTCGACAACGAGGACAGCTACGGCGACGTCGTCCGCCCGGGCGCGTTCGCCCAGACCCTCATGGACTGGGCGGCCAAGGGCGACAACATCCCCGTCATCTGGTCCCACCAGTGGTCCGATCCGTTCTCCCACGTCGGCCACGTCGTCGAGGCCAAGGAGACGACCGACGGCCTCGAGGTCCTCGGCCAGATCGACGACCTCTCCGGTGACGACGAGAACCCCACCGCCAAGCAGGTCTACCGCCTGCTCAAGGGCCGCAGGGTCACACAGTTCAGCTTCGCCTACGACGTGCCCAACGGGGGCGGCGCCTGGGTGAAGGACGACAACCACCGCTGGGGCGGCTACTACGAGCTGCGCCAGGTCGACCTCCACGAGGTCGGCCCGTGCCTGCTCGGCGTGAACCGCGAGACGGAGCTCCTGGCCGCGAAGGCGGCCCAGGTCGCCGCCGGAGCCAAGGCCGGACGCGTCCTGTCCCAGAGCAACTACGACATCCTCACCGCGGCGTACGAGTCGATCGGTGAGGTCCTGGCGGCCGCCAGCCCGGAGCCTGCGAAGGCCCGGCGCCCGGAGGCCCCGAAGAACGACGAACCGACCCCGGATGAGTCCGGCCAGCCCGGCTCTGCGGCGGCCAGCGGTGACGAGCCGCCCGCCCAGCCCTCAGAGCCCGCGCCCGCCCAGGACGCCACCGAGGACACCAGCAAGAGCAGCGAGACCAACACGGTTCCCCGCGAAACGCCCAAGGGCGTCGCCAGGCCCGCTGTCGTCTCCGTCCACCTGGCCGCCGAGCTCGCGCTCGCCGGCATCAACACGGATTGAGGAGACATGCCGCAGAGCATCAAGGAACTCGCCGAGGAGATGAAGGATCACCTCCTCAAGGCCCAGGCGATCGCCAAGGCAGCGGAGGACGCGAACCGCGACTTCACCGCAGAGGAGGCCGCAGACCTCCGCGAGCACATGTCCAAGGCGACCGCCGCGAAGGCCGCCATCGAGGAGCGCAAGGGCAACGACGAGCTCAAGGCGACGCTCGCCCAGCTCGGCGACGACATCGCCCTGAACGCCAAGACGGACAAGGACGGCACCCGGCAGACCGCCAGCGGCTTCCACCTGCCCGACGCCAAGAAGAGCCTCGGTGAGCAGTTCACCGAGTCCAAGGAGTACAAGGGCCTCCTCGACCAGGCCAAGAACAGCGGCGGCCAGTTCGCGAAGAACCAGCGCGTCCAGAGTGAGATGGTCGGCTTCAAGTCGCTGGTCACCGGTGGCTCCGACACCTCGGCCGGTTCCCTCGTCCAGAACGACTACCGCGGCCTGGCCGTCGGCATCGACGTCTTCCAGCGGCCGCTGCGCCTGCGCGACGTCGTCACCCCGGGCACCACCACCTCGGACACGGTCGAGTACGTGCGCGTCACGTCCGTGACGAACAACGCCGCCCCGGTCGCCGAGGCGACGTCCTCGGCGGCACCGACCGCCCCGGGCGGCGCGGGCGCGCTCGTGAACAACGCGGGCGGCGGCTACAAGCCGGAGTCCGGCGTGGCCCTGGCGAAGATCACAGCGGCGGTCAAGACGATCGCGCACTGGATGCCGGCCACCAAGCGCTCCCTCTCCGACGCCGCCCAGATCAGGACGCTCATCGACGCGTTCCTGATGTACGGCCTCGAGGAGGAGCTCGAGGACCAGATGGTCACGGGCGACGGCACCGGCGAGAACTTCGAGGGCGTCGCCAACGTCTCCGGCACGCAGTCGCAGGCCTGGGACACCGACCTCCTCACCACGACCCGCAAGGCCAAGACGAAGGTCCGCACCGTCGGCCGCTCGGTCGCCAACGCGTACCTGCTCAACCCGGCGGACACCGAGGCGCTGGACCTCCTGCAGGACAACGAGGCCCGCTTCTACTTCGGCGGCCCGGCCGGCTCCGGCACGGCCCAGGTCCTGTGGGGCGTCCCGGTCATCGAGACCGAGGCCGTCCCGGCGGGCACCGGCTACGTCGGCGACTGGCGCAAGGCGATCCTGTGGGACCGCGAGCAGGCCACCATCCAGGTCACCGACTCGCATCTGGACTTTTTCGTCCGCAACCTCGTCGCGATCCTCGCCGAGATGCGCGCCGCGTTCGGCGTCATCCAGCCGTCCGCGTTCGTCGAGATGGACCTGACCGCCTGATCGGAGGCATGACCCATGGCTTACCTGGATCCCGCCGCGGGCCGCGCCCGCGAGGGCAGGCAGGGCGCCGCGCAGGCGGACGTGGGCGCACTGACGTCCGCGGCCGCCGCCGGCGCCAACCCCACGAAGGCGGAGTACGACAAGACCGTCACCGACCTGGCCACGCTTCGGACGGCGCACAACGCGCTGCTCGCCAAGCTGCGAGCGGCCGGCGTCATCGCGTCGTCGTGACGCTGTTCGTCCACCGCAACGCCGGAGGGCGGTGCCCGTGCGGAGCAGCTGACGCTGCGTGCGGCCCGCCCTCCGACGTCGTACCGGTGGACCTCAACATCGAGGAGGTGGCCGCGGTGAGCGGTCCGCTCAAGAAGTACCGCGTCCGTACAGCGAACGGTGTCGACACCGTGCTGAAGCTGTCCGAGGCCGACGCGGCGAAGCTGGGCAATGGCCCGTACGAGGTCTCGGACGCCGTATCGACGATCGAGCCGGTACAGCCCGTGGACGTCGTCACCGTCGTCTCGACCGACCCGGTGGCGGTCGCGACGGTCGCGGAGCCCGTACAGCCGCCGCCGGCCGACAACGGCCCGATCGTGGCGGACCCGGCGGCGCCGGTCGTCGGCCCGGGCGACGAACCCACCGAGGCACAGCCCGTCGGCGACGGCCCGGTCCCGACCACCGAGCAGACGCCGGCCTCCGTCCCGACACCGGAACCCGTACCGGCCCCGGTCCCGACACCGGAGCCCGTACCGGCCAAGGCCTCCCCTGCGCGGAAGCGCGCGGCGGCCGGCGAGAACAAGGCCCGCCGCGGGGCAGCGAACAAGGCCGCTGGCAGTGGCAGCTGAGGAGTTCCTCGCGGATCCGGTCGAGCTCGCTGTGAAGCTCGGCCGTTCCGAGGACGACCCCAAGCTGCTGTACGCCCTGCGGGCGGCCAGCCGTCGTTTCCGCGGGCAGGTCGGCCACCGCGTCAACCTGGTGCAGAACGATGTGGTGGTCCTCGACGGGAACGGGCGCGAGTCGCTGCTCCTGCCGGTGTGGCCCACCAGGTCCGTGGCGGAGGTTCTGCTCGACGACCAGGAGCTCACCGAGGGCACCGACTACAGCTGGTCCGACGCGGGCATCCTGCGCCGCCTCGGCTGCAGGTACTGGCCCGACCGGCTCCGCTGCCTGCAGGTGACGTACACGCACGGCTGGCCCTGGGACGAGATGCCCGAGGACATCCAAGAGGCCGTACTCGAACGGGCGGAGGCCGCCTTCACCATCCCCGTCGGCGTTCAGTCCAAAGCTGTCGGCGGGCAGTCGGTGACCTTCGGGGCGCAGGCCGCGTCCGGGGCCACCGAGTCCTGGATCGCCGCGGTGAACCGGCACAAGGTCCGCTCCTCGGGGTGGGTCTGATGTTCTTCTACGACAGCCTGGTCCGCATACGCGCGGGCACGCGCACGGACCGCGGCGGCAACCAGATCACCGACTGGTCACCGGGCGCGGTGCAGCTGCTCGAGGTGGGCGGGCTGAACATCCAGCCTGCCAGCCAGACCGAGCAGACGGATTCGACGCGTACGGCCGTTGTCACCGGCTGGCGCGTCCAGTCCGACGAGGGTGACCGCCCGGACATCACCGCGCTCGACCGTCTCGAGTGGCGCGGCATGACGCTCGAGGTCGAGGGCGAGGTCGCCGAGTGGCCCGACCCGCTCACCGGCGCGGTGCATCACATCGAGTTCACCATGACCCGGGTCACCGGATAGGAGGCCTACCGTGCTGCAGTCCTTCCGACTCGACACCGCCGGCGTCCGCGAGATCCTCAAGGGCCCGGAAGTCCGCCGCGTGGTCGACGACCTGGCGGGCGAGATCGCCACGCACGTCCGGGCTGCCGTGCCCGGCGGGACGCCCGTCACGGTCCGCGGCTACACCACCGACCGAGGCGCCGCCACCATCACGGTGCAGGACGTACGGGCGATGGCGTGGCAGGCCCGCGACGGGATCCTGACGCGCGCGGCCGGAGCGGCCGGCGTCGAGGTCAGGGCGTGGCAGCGGTGACGAAGACCCTGACCGTGTTCGGCGACGCGCAGTCCGCCGGCGCCGCGGTCCTGCGCACGGCACTCGCCGGGCGCGCCGAGGAGTTCGCGGCGGGGGCGACGATCGGAACGAAGGTCCCGACGGACCGCTCTCCGGAGCTGTCCAAGCTGCCGTACGTCATGGTCCGCAAGGACAGCGACAACCCGCACTCTTCGATGGCGAACAGCCGCGTAACGCTGCGGGTGACCGTCTGGCACGCGGACGCGGACCAGGCGCACGACCTGGCGATGCTCTGCCAGGGCCTGCTCATCGTCCACTCCGGCCCGGTCATCCGCGGCGTACGCCCGGGCACCGGCCCCCTCCCTGCAGTCGACGACCCGTCGGGTGTCGACCTGAGCACGTTCACCGTGCTCGCCAACGTCAAGCCCCAACGGGCCTGACACCGCACTGAACCGCGGCTCCCACCACCCTGATCTGAGAGGAGGGCGCCGCATGTCCGGCGACCCGACAAAGGCAAATCTCTGGACCGACGCCGACGTGTACGTGTCCTGGAACCTGAACGCCACGCTCCCCGCTGACGCGGAGACGCCGTTCGGCGGGGACTGGCACCTCGTCGGACTGCTCGACGGCGACGAGGGATTCCCCGAGACCCGCGACGAAGACACGGACGACAAGTTCGCCTGGGGCGGCGTGCTCGTCCGTACGAGCCGTCAGCACTTCAAGCTGACGAAGAGCTTCACCGCGCTCGAGGACAACGACACCACCAGGAAGCTGGTGTGGCCCGGCTCGACCGCGACCCGCATCAAGGTCCCGCGCCCCGAGCAGGTCCTCGTCGCATTCGAGACCCGCGAGGGAGAGAAGGTGCGCCGGCTCATCACGAGCCAGTACGCCGAGTGCTCCCTCGACGGCGACCACGGCGAGAACGAAACCGACCTCGAGTCGGCCACCATCGCCGCGACGATCTACCCGACGGCGGACGGCTGGCTCTTCGAGCGTCAGGACACCCCGGTCCTCGAGACCATCGAGGTCACCCCGGCGACGAAGAACCTGGCGGTCGCGGCGATCGGCGCCCTGGTGGCCACCGCCACCTACTCGGACGCCACCACCGCGGACGTCACGGCCGAGGCCACCTGGACGAGCTCCGCCCCGACCAAGGCCACCGTCTCCGCCGGGTTCGTCACCGGCATCGCCACCGGAACCGCGACCGTCACGGCCACCTACCAGGGACAGTCCGACACCTGCGCCGTCACCGTCGCCTGACAGCCGCCGGGGCGCGGGCAGTTCGTCGCGGTTCGGACCGCGCCCCGGTGCACCACCCCACCCGAACCGCGACGGAAGGAACCGCGACGCCATGCCCCTGCAGCAGTTCCCCGATGCCGAGCTCGAGGCCAAGGCCGTACAGCTCGGCATCATCAAGAGCGGCGAGAGCCTGCCGCGCAACGCGCGCTCCCGTGTGGCCGCCGCGCTCCTCGAGGAGCGCCGCGCCACCGCCAAGCCGGAGAAGCCGGCCGAGCCCGAGATGGCGAAGGACATCACCGTCCGAGGCAGCGAGATCGCCGTGGACGGCAAGCCGTTCCCGTGGCTCGTGGCCCGGGCGCCGATGGACATCACCCTCGCCACCGACGGCTCCGGCACCGTCCGCCTGACCCTGATGGCCGAGTCCGTCCAGGTCCTCAAGCCCCAGCCCGACAGCACCGAAAGCGAGTAGCACCATGGCCACCCGAACCGCGACCAGCAAGAGCCCGGCCGCCCAGGCGCCGGACGACAAGCCGTTCGACTTCAACCTCGACGCCGTCAAGGCCGAGGTCGAGTCCACCCCGTTCCGCGTCCACTGGAACGGCCGGCGCTTCACCTTCAAGCACATGCAGGACCTCGACTCCTGGGAGCTCCTGGCGGCCGCCGACTCCGGCGAGGCCAACGCCGTCATGGGCTCCCTGCGCCTGGCGCTGGGCGACGAGTGGGAAGAGTTCCGCAAGGTGCCCATGCCGCAGTACAAGCTGATGCCGCTGTTCAAGGCGTACCAGGCGCACTGCGGTATGGACTCGGGGGAATCCTCGGCCTCGTCCGACTCCTGAGCGAGCACGGCGAGGCTATCCAGGCCGACCTCCGCGACACGTACGGGATCCGCCTCGGCGACCTGTTCGCACGCGATCCCTCCGGCCGGCCGCTGCTGACGTGGCGGGAACTCGGCGGCTACATCCGCCAGCTCCCCCCGCGGGCGCGCCTGCGCCTGGCGCTCGGCGACTCGGACGGGATGTGGGGCCTGCAGGAGCACCTGCAGGCGCTGACCATCGACGAGCTGCGGATCGCGAACTGGCAGCGCGCGAATGACGGCATCAAACCGTCCAAGCAGAGCAAGCCGCCCAAGCCGATGGACCGGCCCGGTCCCGGGCGCAGCCGCGGCAAGAACTCCCCCGAGCGGATCGCCAAACGCAAGGCCGCGCTCGAGCGGGCTGCCGACCGGCGCCGCGCGCTGGCACGCGGGGAGATCACCTGACCGACAAGTGAATACGGGGGTGCCCTATGCCGTCTGTCGGCTACGCCACGCTGCAGGTCATCCCCTCCGTACGGGGCATCTCCGACGAGCTGCGCCGCCAGCTCGTCGGCCCGGCGGGGGCCGCCGGTGACCAGGCGGGCGAGGACGCCGGCGGCGGCTTCCGCGACGCCTTCACCGGCGCCCTCGCCGCCATCGGTGTCACGGAGATCGCGGGCAAGATCGGCGAGCAGTTCGTTGACGCCTTCGAGCAGGCGATGGAGCAGTCCAACGTCACCGGCCAGCTCAAGGCCCAGCTCGGCGCCTCGAGCAAGGACGCGGCGCGGTACGGCAAGGTCGCCGGGCAGCTGTACGCGAAAGGCATCACGGAGGACATCGAGTCGGCGGCCGAGTCGGTCCGCGCGACCGTGCAGGGCGGCCTCGTCCCGAAGAACGCGACGAAGCAACTGCGCGTGATCTCCGGGGAGATGTCGGACTTCGCGACGTCGTTCGGGACCGACCTGAGCCTGCAGTCGCAGGCCGTGTCCGCGCAGCTCAAGAACGGGCTCGCGCCGAATGCAGAGGCCGCGCTCGACGTGATGACGGTCGGGTTCCAGAAGCTGGGCCCGAACGCGGAGGACATCCTCGAGACGTTCCAGGAGTACCCGGTCCAGCTCAAGAAGCTGGGGCTCGACTCCAAGACCGCGCTCGGCCTGTTCTCCCAGGGCCTCAAGGGCGGCGCCCGCGACACGGACATCGTCGCGGACGCGCTCAAGGAATTCAGCATCCGGTCGATCGACATGTCCGCGGGCAGCCAGGCCGCGTACAAGGCGATCGGACTGGACGCGGGGAAGATGTCCAGCCAGATCGCCAAGGGCGGCAAGGGCGCGACCGCCGGCCTGCAGACCGTCCTCGACAAACTCCGGTCGATCAAGGACCCGGTCAAGAGGGAGGCCGCGGCCGTCGGGCTGTTCGGCACCCAGGCCGAGGAGCTCGGCACGAGCCTGTTCAAGCTGGACCCGTCCAAGGCCGTCAAGGCGATCGGCGACACCGGCGGCGCCGCGAAGCAGCTCGGCAAGGACCTGCACTCGGGTCCGGCGTACGAGCTCACGGTGTTCCAGCGGAGCCTCAAGCAGGCCCTCGTCAACGTCCTCGGCGGGCAGGTCCTGCCGATCCTCGCGCGCGGCGGACGGATCGCCAACACGGTCCTGCTGCCCCCGCTCAAGACCCTCGCGACGACCACCGCCTCTCTCCTGCTTCCCGCGCTCAAGGGCTTGTGGAAGGGCGGGACGGCGGTCGTCAACTGGCTCCGGGACATGGGCACCTGGCTCATCCCCATCGGGATCGCCGTCGTCGGGTTCACCACCGCGCTCCTGGCCCAGCAGATCGCGACCGCCGGCGTCGCCGCCGTGTTCGCGGTCTACCGCGGGGCGATCCTCGCGTGGACCCTTGTGCAGCGCGGCGCGACGATCGCGCAGGCGGCGTTCAACCTGGTGATGGAAGCGAACCCCGTGATCCTCGTGATCACGGCGATCCTCGCCCTGGGCGCCGCGCTCGTCGTCGCGTACCAGCGCAGCGAGACCTTCCGGAAGATCGTCCAGGGTGCGTGGGCTGGCATCCAGACCGCCGCCATGTACGTGTGGAACCAGGTCCTCAAGCCTGCGTTCGCGGACCTGATGGTCGCCATCAAGGCCATCGGCGCCGTGTTCGTGTGGCTGTGGAGCTCGGTGATCCAGCCCGTGATCGGGTTCATCGTCGCCGCGTTCAAGATCTGGTGGACCGCCGTCAAGATCTACCTCACGGTGATGGGCGTCATCTTCTACGCCCTGGGCGCCATCGCGGTCTGGCTCTGGAAGAACGCCATCTCCCCGGTGATCAACTGGATCATCGCCGGGTTCAAGCTGTGGTGGGCCGCCGTACAGATCTACTTCGGCCTGGTCATGGGCGCGTTCCGGGCGGTGGCCTCGGTCGCCGTGTGGTTCTGGACCACCGTGATCTCACCCGTGATCGGGTGGATCGTCGCCGGATTCCAGCTCATGTGGGCGGGCGTGAAGGCCGTGTTCGGCTACTTCATGCTCGGCATCAAGACCACCGCCGGGTGGGCGAGATGGCTGTGGACAGCCGCGATCTCCCCCGTCGTCGGGTGGATCGTCGCCGGGTTCAAGCTGCTGTGGTCCGGCGTGAAGATCGTGTTCGGCTGGTTCGTCGGCGGAATCAAGACGACCGCCGGGTGGGTCAAGTGGCTGTGGACCAACGCCGTCACGCCCGCGCTGAACGGCATCAAGTCGGTGATCTCCACCGTCTACAACGTCGGCATCAAGCCGGTGTTCAACGCGCTCAAGGCCGCGGTCGGCCAGGTCGGCAAGGCGTTCGGCACGGCCAAGGACGCCATCGCCCTGGCGTGGAACAAGGTCAAGGCGATCGCCAAGGCCCCGGTGTCGTTCATGGTGAACACCGTCTACAACAAGGGCATCGTCGGCATGTGGAACAAGGTGGCCTCGGCGTTCGGCGCGCCGAAGCTGTCCACCTTCAAGTTCGCCCGGGGCGGCCCGGTGTTCGGCGCGGGCACCGAGACGAGCGACGACGTCCCCGCCTGGCTGTCTCGCAACGAGCACGTCTGGACGGCCAAGGAGGTCAAGGGCGCGGGCGGGCACGGCGCGGTCATGGCCATGCGTAAGTGGGCTGCGGCCGGCGGGAAGGGCACGCCCGGGTTTAAGGACGGCGGCGGTCTGTTCGGCTGGATCGGAAAGGCCGGATCCACGGCGGCGGGCTGGGGCTCGAAGGCCTGGGACAAGATCAAGTCTGGTGCGGGCTGGCTCAAGGACACCCTCGCGGGCTCCGCGCGGGCGGGCGTCAACGCGGTGGTCAATCCGCTCCTGTCGAGGATCCCTGGGCTCGGCTCCGGGATCGGCGACATGATCGCGAAGATCCCCGACAAGATGATCGACGCCATGTTCGGCTACGCCAAGGAGGCCGACAAGAAGGGTGCGTCCAGCAGCTTCGGCGGCGGGAAGATCCCGTCCGGCCAGCACGCGGCGATCATCAAGGCGGCCCTGTTGGCGGCCGGTGTGCCGCCGCCCGGCACGCTCGCGCAGTGGCTGTCCGGCCTGAACACGCTCATCACGCGCGAGTCCGGCTGGAACGCGTCCGCGGTCAACCGCACCGACAGCAACGCGAAGGCCGGCCACCCCTCGCAGGGGCTGGCGCAGACGATCCCCGGGACGTGGAGCGCGTACGTCCCGAGCTCGCTGCGCAGCCGCGGCATCCTCGACCCAGTCGCCAACGTCGCGGCCGCCATCCGGTACATCGTCTCCCGGTACGGCAACATCACCAGCGTTCAGCAGGCCAACGCGTCCAAGAGCCCCAAGGGCTACGCGGGTGGCGGCCGGCCGCGCGCCGGTGAGACGTTCTGGGTCGGCGAGAACGGCCCCGAGCTCATGCGCCTGGGCGCGGGCGGGGCCACCGTGTGGGACTCGGCGACGTCGATGGCGATGGCCTCCCAGCTCGGCGCGATGCGCGGCTTCGCGAAGGGCACCAGCGGGGCCAAGGCCCGGGCGGCGGCTCGCAAGCAGGTACCCGGCGATCTCACGTCGGTGCACAAGGTCCTGACGGCGAGCGCGGCGGACATCAAGAAGGCGTTCAACGAGCTCACCAAGGACCTCAAGGCAGCGGGCGGCGCGAGCAAGGCGCTCGCCGCCTCGACCGCGAAGGCCTCCACCAAGCTGCAGGCCCTGGCCAAGCAGCGGGACTCGGTGGACTCGAAGCTCGAGGCGGCCAAGTCCGCGGCCGCCGACCAGAAGAAGTCCGCTGCAGACTTCTTCGGCCTCGGCCAGGTCGGCGACGTCACCACGTTCTCCGACCTGCTCGGCGGCCTCAAGTCCCGCCAGGCGCAAGCCAAGGAGTTCCAGGCGCAGATCGCTGGCCTGTCCAAGAAGGGGGTCTCCAAGAGCATCATCAGTCAGCTCGTCGGGCAGGGCCCCGGCGGACCGCTGATCGACCTCATCTCCGGCGCGTCCAAGGGCCAGCTCGCCCAGCTCAACGCCCTCGCCAAGTCCGGTAGCAAGCTGTCGACGAGCTACGGCAACACGATGGCCGACGCGATGTTCGACGCCGGTACGAACGCGTCCAAGGGGTTCCTGCTCGGGCTGCAGAGCCAGGAGAAGGAACTGCAGGCCGAGATGAACAAGCTCGGCGCGTCGCTGGTCAAGGGCATCGAGCACAAGCTCGGCATCCACAGCCCGGCCAAGGCCCTGGTCCCCGTCGGCGCGAACACGGCGCGCGGCGTGGTGGTGGGCCTGGACAACACCGCGGCCGAGGTCGCGGCGGCCGCGGCCCGGACGGCGGACGCCATGGTGCCCGCGGTCCCGTCCGTGTCCCCCGCGTCGTACAGCGCGGCCTCCTCGAGTCCTCAGGGCCTCACCCCGGGGACGCCGATCCGGCTGGTCGTCGAGGACGGCCGGGAGCTGCGGGCGTACGTGGACGACCGGGCAGACACCCGGGTCAACGCGGGATTCCGTCGCTTCCGGTCGGGTGCCCGCAACGGCAAGTAGAGAAGGAGGCACACACGATGCCGATGATCGTGGATCCCGATGCGCCTCCGGTGGAGCCGCCGGCCACCGTCGCCAGTCCGGACGGCTGGCTCCGGGCGGCCGTGGACGCGTCCTGGGCAGGGGTCGTGCTCGCGGTGGACTACACCGCGGGCACGCCCCTCGCCGGGGCGGCGAACGTCCGCAAAGTCCGCATCACGCGGCAGGACCCGGGCGCGCCTGCGGGCGTGCCCGTGCGCGGGGCGGACACCGCCTGGGCGGTGGAGGGCGTGGGGCAGGCGTACGACCATGAGGCGCCGCTCGGCGTCGGGGTGACGTACACGTGCCGCCCGCAGTACGCGGACGGCACGTGGGGCCCCGAGTCCTCCCTCGGTATCGAGGTCGGCGCGCCCGCTCCGGTGGCCGACGTGTGGATCAAGTCCTTGGACGAGCCGGGGGTTTCGGCCCGGGTCACGGTCACGTCCTGGCCGCAGCTCGCCTGGGAGTCGCGCATCGATCAGGCGCCGGTCGCAGGGTCGCCGTTCCCTGTCGCGTCGCAGGACGTGTACGGGGCGGCCTCCTCTGACATCACGCTGGACGCGGCGGGCGGATCGATCGAGACCGTGCGGACGCTCCTGACCGAGCCGGGCGTACGGCTCGTGCAGACGCGGCCTGGCTACCGGCGGCCGGACATGTTCGTCCTGTTCGGCCAACCGTCCGAGTCGCTGGACGCGGGCCCGGACGGCTCGCGCACGTTCACCGCGACCGTGCTGCAGGTCGCCCGGCCGGATACGCAGGGGCAGAGGATGCGGATGCCCGGCTGGTCGTACGACGCGCTCGCCGAGCTGTTCGCGACCTACGACGCGGTGGCCGCCAGCTACCCGACGTATCAGTCCCTCGCGGTGCGGGGGTTGCTGTAGTGCTGCCCATCAGCGCCGCGGCCCTGGCCTCGCTGGGGGGTGCGGTCCGCCGGCCGTACCGGGCCGACTGGTCCAACGACGGCGGCCGCACCTGGACGGCGTGCGGGCTGCAGGCCGGAGCCGCTCAGGTCAACGCGAGCCGCACCAACGAGACCCGCTACACCGGCTCGGCCACGCTCACCGATGTGGACGGCGGGGCGTCCGGGATCAATCCGGTCTCCACCAACGTCCGCCTGTGGCAGGGCCTGCAGCTGCCGAGGTCCGAGCCCGTCTGGTTCCCCGCCGGCCGGTACACGGTCGGCCGCCCGCAAGCCACCAAGACTGGTCTCGCGGTGGAGCTCACCGGCATCGAGGACGAGATCCGCGACGCCGGTCTGCCGACCCCCCGCACGGTCGGCCCGGGCGCCGCCCGCGGCCTGGTCGAGGACCTCGTGGGCGAGGCCCTGCCGGGCGTTCCCGTCGCGTGGCGGCCCGGCGTCGATCCGGACACGCTCGTCCCGCAGGTCCTCGCCGAGGACACCCGCTGGGCCGTCCTGTCGTCCGGCACCGACTCGTCCGGCACCTCCACCGGCATCGTCGAGGCCCTGGCCGCCGAACTGTTCGCGGACGCCCGCGGCATCATCACCGTCGCCCCCGTGCCGACCCTCGCGGACCAGGTCGTCTGGCGCATCGGCCGCGGCGCCGGCGGCGTGCTCATCGAGCCGCAGGCCCAGCAGACCAGCGAAGGCCTCGCCAACGTGTGGGCCGTCACCGGCGACGCCGGGAGCGGCGAGGCGGTCATCGGGCCGGCCTACGCCTGGGACGACGACCCGGCCAGCCTCACCTACGCGGGACCCGACCCCATCACCGACCCGCTCGCCCCGCAGCGTCTCGGCCTGTGGCACGTGCGGCTGCACGTCCAGCGGTACACCAGCGCGGTCGTCACCAGCCTCGCGCAGGCCGCCCAGATCGCCCGCGCCAAACTGGCCGACAGCCTGGGCGTGCAGTACTCGCTGTCGCTTACCGCCGCCTGCAATCCCGCCCTCGAGCCGGGGGACGTCATCGAGGTCGAGACCCTGCCCGGCGTGTGGGAGCGGCATCTCGTCGACTCCCTGTCGTACACGCTCGGCGCGGCCTCCATGTCACTCACCACCAGGACGACGGCGAGGAGGCTGTAGTGGACGAGGCCGAAGCGCTCGGCGCGGAAATCGCCCAGCAGGCCCGGGCGAAGGGCCCCCGGCAGGCGACGGCGAAGGTCATAGACGTCACCGCCGACGGCCGCGTCAACCTCGACCTCCTCGGCACGCTCGTCCCCGACGTGCCATGCACCGACTCCTACCGCAATCGATCGGCCGGCGACGTGGTGGCCGTGCAGCTCGGCGCGCGCCCGGTCGTGCTGTGGCGGCTCGGCGACGACCCGGCGGAGAAGGACGCGAAGACGGTCGAGGAGATCGCTGCGGACGCGGCGCAGGACCTGATCGCCATCTCCGCGTACACGTGGGGCACCGGGGCGCCAGGTGCGGGCTGGCAGGCCGTCACCCAGCTGTGGACCCGCAAGGACCCCAACGGGGTAGGGCAGTTGTACGCGCAGATCGGCGGCGCCGACACGTCGCCGGCCGATACGCCGACGCGGCCGCCGAAGACGACCGTCGTCACGCCCACCGACTCCGGCTCCTGGCGCTCGGGGAGGCCCGACGAGTACGCCTCCGTCCCGACGCAGGGCGACTGGACCGGGCGCGGGAATCGCAGGGGGGCGTGGTTCTACGGGACGAAGATCGCGACCGCCTGCGCCGGGAAGACCGTCTCGAAGATGACGGTCAGCTTCACCCGGAAGCGGAACACCGGCAGGAACTCGAAGGTGCCGCTGCACCTGTACCTGCACAACTACACCAGCGCTCCCGGCGGTCAGCTCAACCTCGGCGACGGCCCCGAGGAGCTCCTCAAGCTGTCCGTCGGCGCGAAGGGCACCGCCACCCTGCCCGCGTCCTGGCGGGCCGCCCTGGCCTCCGGCAGCGCCCGGGGACTGGCCATCTACGCCTCCGGCAGCAGCGACTACGCGGGCGTCACCGGCGGCAACATCACCATCTCGTTCTCCGCCAGCTAGGAGTCCTCACCTTGGCCACCATCGGTCTCGCAGAACTGCCCATCCCCGCCGGCGGCGACAGCCCCACCGTGCCCGCGGACATCGCCGAGCTCGCCGAGGCCCTGGACCCGCACCTCATCCAGCACGCCGCGAACCAGGCCGACCGCGACAGCACGTACGCGACCGCGCCCGCGATGACCCTGGTGATCGCAGCGAACGGCACCGCCTGGATCAAGACAAGCAGCGGGCCCACCTGGGTCACCGTGTACGAGCCGCTGCAGGCGTGGCAGAGCCTGATCACCCTCAACACCGGCCTGGAAGAAGGGGCGGTGGAGCTGGGGATCCGCCGCAAAGACGGCCTGCACGTCTACCTCAAGGGCCGCATCGAGCGGACCGACGCCCAGAACCTGCAGGACGCCAACGCCGTCAACCTCGGCTCCGTACCCTCCGAGCTCATCCCGGCCGCGCTGCGGACGTGGGCCGGTACCTGCTCGATGGCCGGCACCACCACCGACGGCGCGGGCCGCCTCGAGGTCCTCGGCGCCAACACGGCGTCCGCGTACGGCGATCCGGGCGACATCCTCTGGTGGTACCAGGGCACGGACGGCACCCCGTGGGTGGACATCAGCGGCGACTACTGGCTCGACTGAGAGGAGCTCGCAATGCCGCTCTACACCTTCGGCGGGAACCCCTCCGCCGTCCTGACTACACCGACCGGCGACATCGTCCCCAACTACGCCGTCACCGTTCGCGTGGCCGGCTCCGGCGCGCTCGTCTCCGCGCTGTACGAGATGGACGGCACCACGCCCATCGCGCAGCTCCGCACGAACAGCGCGGACTCCGACACCCCGGGCGCGATCCGGGCGTTCAAGGCCGCGGACGTGCTGGCGATCGAGTACGAGTACAACGGCCCCTCCGGCGACCCGGTGCTCTGGTACGAGCCGAGCCGCGAGGCCGTGACCGCCGCGCTGGTGGGCCTGAACTCCAAGCTCGACACCGCCGGCGGAACGGTCGCCGGCGACCTCGACGTCACCGGCACGCTCGACGTCGGCGAGCTCCTGGTGGGCGGCCAGCCGCTGGACGTCGGCGCCGACTGGACCCAGGCCGGCATGCACGTCCCGACCGCGGTCACCGGCGCCGCCATCCAGGCCGCCCTCACCGCCGCCAAGCTGGCCGGCGGCGGCTGGGTCATCGTGCCGCCCGGCGTCTACAACGTCAGCAGCCTGCCGCTGCGCATCTACGCCAACACCAGGCTGACGCTGTGCGATGGGGCGATCATTCGGCGGGCCGGAGCAGGAACGATGCTCCTCAACGGCGACGCCTCGCAGAACCTCGGCGGCTACACCGGGCAGGGCAACATCCTGATCGAGGGCGGGGTCTGGGACTCGAGGGCTGTCTCCTACCCGACGTCCGCGATGTGCATCAGCATCGGGCACGCCGAGGACGTCACGATCCGCGACACCACCATCAAGGACGTCTGCGGCTTCCACGGCATCGAGATGAACTCGACCAAGCGCGGCCGGATCATCAACGTGACCGCGCTCGGCTACCTCGACCCCGACGGCACCAGGACGTTCTCCGAGGCATTCCAGATCGACCTGGCCAAGGGCTCTTCGTATTTCGGCGGGTTCGGTCCGTACGACGACACCCCGTGCACGGACATCCTCGTCGAGGGCTGCAGCGTCGGCCCCTCCGGCACGTCCGGCACCACGTCCTGGCCGCGCGGCTTCGGCTCGCACTCCGCGTCCCCGTCCAAGCCCCACACGGACATCCGCGTGCGGGACTTCCGGTGCGAGGGACTCACCCAGTTCGCGGTCGGCGGCTACACGTGGCAGGACACCATCGTCTCCGGCCTGCAGCTCCGCAACTGCGGCGCGGGCGTACGCATGAGGACACTGGACTCCTCGAGCACCACGCACCGCACACCGGCCGGTGCGGGCTCGCCGTCCATCGCGGGCAGCCAGCCCCTGACGAGCATCGTTATCGACGACGTCACCATGACCGGCGGCGGCAGCTACGACGCCGCCGTGCGCGTCGAGGGCGAGGACACCGGCTACGTCGGCGGAGTCGTCATCTCGAACATCATCACGCGCGGGATCGGACAGCAGGCGCTGCGCCTGATCGACGTCGAGGACTACCTCGTCTCGAAGGTTGACGCCTACAACAGCGGGGCCACAGCGGTCAGTCAGCTCGGCACCCGCCGCGGGCTCCTCTCCCAGGTCCACGTCAACACGACCGCGGGCGCCGGCATCACGGTCGACTCGCGCTCCACCCTCGCCTCGACCGCGACGGACGTGGCGATCCGGCACTGCTCGGTCACCGCCGCGGCCGCCAACGGGTACCACATCTGGGACGGCACGGACGTCGTCGTCGAGGACTGCGACGCCTACGCGCTGACCGGTTTCGGAGTGCAGGTCTCCACCAGCACCGTGCGCCCGATCGTCCGCAACGTCCGCGTCAGGGACACCACCAGCACGGGCATCAACATCACGAACACCATCACCCAGCTGCGCCGCTCCGGAAACACCCCGGGCGCCGTGGTGGACGCGTCCGCGAACCCGATCACCAGCCCGTTCGACTCCGGGTACGGGTCCGTCGAGGACGCGCTCCGGCCGCCGGGCCGGTACGAGACGACCTCCCGGCTCCGCGTCGGGACGAGCAGCACGCCGACGTCGGGCACGCTGTACCTGACGCCGGTCTGGCTGCCCAAGGGCGCGGTCGTCAGCAACCTCGGGTTCGTGTCGGCCGGCACCGCCGCCGCGACGCCGACGAACTGGTGGTTCTCGCTGCACGACAGCAGCAAGAAGATGCTCGCCCGAACGGCCGACCAGACGACGACCGCGTGGGCGGCGAACACCGCCAAGAGCGTGGCGATCGCGCAGACCACGGCCGGAGCGGGCAGCAGCTACACCGCCACGTACACCGGGCTGCACTACATCGGCGTCATGATCAAGGCCACCACCGTGCCCTCCCTCGTCTCCGAGGGCTCCGTCGCCGACATCCTCGCCTCGGTCGCCCAGGGCTGGGGCGGCACCGACTCCGGCCTCTCCACCCCGCCCACCGTCTCCGGCACCGGCTTCACCGCCGGAGCCTTCGGCACCGGCAGCGGCATCTTGCTGTACGGCTACGCCACCTGACCCACCCCCCACACCCAGTCCCTGCCCCGCGCCCCAGGCCGGGGCCTTCCGCATGTCTGGAGCCCCATGACGAGAACAGGTCCACAGAAGATCCCCGGCGCCTCACAGGCGCACTTCTACGGCACCGGCCGCTACAGCGGGTCGGACATGGAAGTGAACTGCGGCGTGGCCCACACCACCGAGGGCCGCGACCTCCCCAGCTACAACGGCGGAGCCGAGGCCCCCACCGTGACCGGCCTGCCGGACTGCAAGGCGCGCAAGATCCGCTGGTACCAGCACTACGACGTGGACGAGTCCGCCCGCGCCCTGGTCAACAAGCTCGGCGGAGTCGAGACCAACACGGCGAACACGTTCCAGGTCGAGCTCGTCGGCACGTGCGACCCCAAGACCCGGGACGCCTGGGTCAAGGCCGGCCACCGCCAGGACGTGGACTTCATCTTCTGGCCGGAGGCGCCGGACTGGGCGCTCGCCGAGGTGGCCTGGCTGGTGCGCTGGCTGCACGACTACCACGCCGTCCCGCTCACATGCGTCAAGGACTGGCTCGCCTACGGCAAGGACAGCCGCCGCCCGGGCATCACCCCCGCCTCGTACGGCGCCAGCCCGGCCCGCATGACGATGACCGCCTGGCGCTCCTTCACCGGCTGGTGCGGACACCAGCACGTCCCGGAGAACGACCACGGCGACCCCGGGTCCATGAACTTCACGAGGGTCATCACCCTCGCCAAGGACACCACCGCACCGGCAGCACAGACGAGTGAGGAGCTCGACATGGACAAGACCCAGGTATTCGACGCGGTCTGGGACCAGGACAAGGCACCCGCCCCGGCGACGTCCCCGACCGTCAAGACCAACAAGTTCTGGAAGCCGCTCTCCTACCTGCAGGAGATCTACAACGGCATCACCGGCCTGCGGGCCGACCTCGCCGCACTCTCCAAGAAGGTCGACGCCCTCGGCAAGAAGTGAGGGCCGAGCCGAGGCCTTAGCTTTCGGCGCGATTTTATTCCGGGCTCTATGACACCCCAGGTCAGAGATGGTCTCCGGCCTGCCCAGCAGAAAGGGGGGCTGGCCCATGCCTGCCTCGCTGTTCCCGTCCGTGATGCGGACCGTCATCCCGCTCATAGCCGGATGGCTGCTCAGCCTCGCCGTCCAGGCCGGCGTCACCATCGACTCCGAGAGCGTCACCACGGCGGTCACGGTCGCCCTGGTCCTGGCCTACTACCTGGTGTTCAGGCTCCTCGAGGTCATCGGCACCAAGCTCCGCGGCACCGCGCTGCAGAAGGCCGCCGGGTTCCTCCTCGGGTGGGCGCGGCCGCCGGCCTACCCCGACACCGGCGGCGCGCTGCCGCCCGCTCCGGCAACCGGTGACGCGACCTTCATTCACTGACCTCAGCCGAACAGGAGGGGAGGGCCGTTGGCCGCAGACCTGCTGGGATTCAGACCTACCGACATCGGGGCCGCGGCCCTCGTCGGGCTCATCGTCCTCCTGGTCCTGCGGGGCCAACTCGTCCCGCGCCGCCAGCTCGAGGACCTCCGCGCCGACAAGGACCGCCAGATCGAGGACCTGCGCGGCGAGCGGGACACCTGGCGTGACGCGCACGCCGTCTCCGAGGAGGCACGCCGCGACGCGCAGGACCAGGCGGGCGAGCTCCTCGAGATGAGCAAGACCGCCGGGGCGTTCCTCGCCGCCCTGCCACGAGCGAGCCGGGGGGTGAGCACGAGTGCTGACCTGGATCAGACACCTGCTGCGCCGCCGCCATGACGAGGGAGCGGACCGCCCGGTGACCGAGGGACAGCGTGCAGCGAATGCGGCACTGGGCAGGGCGGAAGATGCGCGCGCCCGGATGCGCGCCCAGCGAGGAGAGGTACGCGCCGAAGCCGCCGGATGGCGGGCCCAGCGCGCACAGAACCACCTCGCTGAGCGGATCCGGGCAACCGTACTGGGAGGTGAGCTCAGGTGACCTTGGCCGAGGTCATGAACGCCTCCGTCTCGGGGCTGGTCGCCGTGTTCGCGGCGACCTTCCTGACGACCTACACCCGCCGCGCGCGCTGGGAAGACACCAGCATCGGGCGCTACTTCGTGGCCGCGGTGGCCACGGTGGGCCTGCTCGCTCTCTACACGGTGGTCATCATGCTCGTCGGACTCGACGGCACCGCGGCCACCGTGCTGCGAGTCTGCCGGTCAGTCCTGCTCCTGGGCATCGCCGGTCTGCTGCTGCAGGCCACCCGCGCCGTACGCAAGGCGTACCCGCGGCGCCGGAAACGGTAGCCAGCGATCACCGCACAAAGACGGCCCCCGTCCTCCGCCAGGAGGACGGGGGCCATTTCGTGCGTTACCCCGTCAGAGTTTCTTCGGTTCTATCCGCTGACTCCTGATCGGCAAGCCGCTAGCGTTCCTGCATTCGGACCACGGGTGGGGGGCACAAATAGCGTGTGGGATGCTCGCGATGCTGATGAGCGCTTCAATTTGATAGACGGGCTCTCGAGAGGGGGTGAATCATGAGCTTTCCAGTCGACCTCACAGCAGCTCTCAGCGGCGCCTCCGTCGCCCAGCTGCACAGCTGGAGACGAACCGACCTGCTCGTACCAGAGCTGCAGCAGAACCCCGTTCGTTACTCCTTCCGTGACGTCGTGGCCCTTCGGACATTCGTCTACCTGCGGAGCAAGCTGCCCCTGCAGCGCATCCGCAAGGCCATGGACCAACTGCGCAAGTGGGACCTGACGGAACACCCTGCGGCCTACGTCCTCGTCACCGAGGGTGACTCAGTCTTCCTCGTGCAGGAGGAGCGGACCATCGACCTCGTCCGTCACCCAGGACAAGAGACGATCTTCAGTCTCGCCAACGTCTTCGCTCCCTTCGAGAACATGCAGGGGCGAAGCGTCGCGGACTTCCGGCGCCCCCGCCCGAACCTCGAAGTAAAGGAAAACCGGCTCGGCGGCTGGCCCACCATCCAGGGAACACGCGTGCCGTACGACTCCGTAGCCAAACTGGTGGCCGGCGGCATCGAGCCGGCCGAGGTCAAGCGCTTCTACCCGACCGTCGAGGTCTCCGGAGCCGCAGACGCAGCCGACTTCCACCGTGAGGTCGTGCAGATCGGTGGTCGCGCTGCATGAGGTTCTTCCTGGACGAGAACGAGACCCCAGCCATCCTTCCACCGCTACGCACCGTCTTCTTCCACCACGAGTTCCTCACCGCGTTCGATGAGGGTCTCTCCGGCGTGCTCGACACGGAGTTGATCCACGAGGTCAGCAGCCGCGGGTTCGACGCGATCATGACCCAGGACCGGAACCAGCTGTCCAACCGCGAGGAACGGGATGCGCTGATAGAGACCGGACTCCACTGGATTGGGCACCGACAGCCCGACGCCGAAGGCCTTCTCTACATCGTCAACTCGACAGCCGCGTACTTGGCAGCCATGCCCCACATCCTGGATGAGATGAGCAACGTCACGGGCGCCCACGCCTTCCACGTGCGAAATCTGCCTCTGCAGAAGGGACAGCGGGTCACAGTAAGCCGCCTCAAGCTGTAGATCGAGTCAGGCGGCGGTCACGAGCTGACCTCGCATCGCCGCCGCCCACAGTACGAGCAGCTGCTCGTACTCCCTGCGCTGCTCGGCCGTCAGCCGTCCGCCGGCGCGCGTCCAGAGGTCGCGGATCTGCTCGTTGAGGATCTCGGCTGCAGACCGCGCGGAACCAGGGACGGTGACGTCGGGGGACATGCGACAAGAGTACGGTCCGCGACTGACAGCGGCGGGCGGCGCGTCAGCGCGGACCGACGACGGCCCGGCGGGCACGGTTGATCACGTTCTGCGCGTCGACCCCATACAGGGCGGACTCGCGAAGCGTGGCCCAGGTCCGGAGGTACGTATCCACGCTGCTCGAGTCGTCGACCCACAACTCCGCGTGCCAGTTCTCGACGATGACCTGCCGGTCGTCGTAGACCCAGAATGCCCCGGCCGGTGGGATCTTGATCGACGCCGACAGCGGGACGATGCCGAGCTCCACCGTGTCGAGGCCGACCGTTCCGGAGAGACGGTCCAGCTGGGCGGCTAGGACAGCGGGCGGGCACACGAGCGCGTGCAGCGCGGGCTCCCACAGGAGCAGGTGGAACCTCTTCGAGGAGTCGTAGAGGGCGTCCTGCCGGCGCATCCGGGAGCGGACAGCGTCCTCGGTGTCCCGGGGCGAGCGCTGCAGCTCGGCGTACCGGGTGAAGATGTGGCGCGCGTAGTCCGGGGTCTGCAGGATCCCGAAGATCATGGACGTCTCCCAGCCGCGGAACACGCTGGCGTCCGTGTGCGCGCCCAGGTGGGTGTCCTGCACGGCCCGGTGACCCGAGGCCAGCTGTCGCCGCCAGGACCGGATGTGGGACTCGAAGCCCCGCAGGCGGCCGAGGAGTTCGCTGTACGCCTCCGGCTGGCCGGTGGCATCGGCCCACATCCGGAGGTCGTCCGGGGTCGGTGTCTGCTTGCCGTTCTCGAGGCGGCTGACCTTGGACTTGTTCCAGCCGCGCTGCTCTGCGAGCTGTGCACCGGTGAGCCGGCCACCCGGGGCCGAGAGCCGCAACTCGCGCAACCGCAGCCCGAGCGCCTCGCGTGCCTGCTGGTAGTCCGTGCTCACCGGCGCCTCTCTCTTACTCCTTCGCGGACAGCTGCGCCGCGAACTCCTCGTATGGGACAGCGTGATGCATCGCTCCGTCCCGGGCCTGCGCGTACCGCAGGACTTCGGCGGGCTCCGTGATCAGCTCGACGTTCAGCAGCTGGTCGTCGTCATCGAAGTTGAGCCGGGCGACGAGGCGGGAGTCGAACAGCCAGAAGTCCTCGACCGGCAGCGCCAGCCGCTCGGCGTCGGCGCGCGAGAGGTTCGAGATCACCTCGCCGACGTAGCTGTTCCGGCGCGCGTTGTCGAGCAGGTACAACTGCCCCGGCGTCGGCGGCTGGTCCATGATGCGGACCCGCTCGAACCGCTTCCCCAGCGCGGTCTGCTGCCGCCGCTCCTCGCACCACTCGGCGTCCACGCCCTCCCAGTTCACCGGCTCACCGCGATAGAACGCGGCATAGGTGGGGGTGAGCTCGTCGGACGCGTAGCGACGGCGGGACTCGAGGCGCCAAGCGGTGTGCTTGAACTGCGTGAACAGCTGGTCGAACTCGTCGAGGCCGATGATGTTCGGCACGCGTTGGACCTCCTTGGGGCCGAAGTCGACGAGGAGCTCCCGGGGCACCACGATCGGCACCTCGCCCTCGTTGAGGTGGCGCAGCTGGCTGATGTCGGCCGGGTCGGTGAGCGCAGGCCCGTGCACGATCACCTCTCCGCTGTCGAGATCCTCGTGCACGGAGGGGCAGCCGTTGACCCCGCTGCCCGTGCCGTTGAAGCGCAGTCGACGCATGGTCAGTTCCTTTCACCGGAGGGCTGATCAGCACAGCCTGGCCGAGGTCGGCACTCCTCGTCTGCGGCTCGCTCCGCCTTTGTCCGCAACTTCGCGCAACCTGGCTGGTTCGTCAAGCAACTTCGCGCAACATCTGTGGCCGATCGCTGCTCCGGATTCCTACGGTCGAGACATGCCCCCAGCAACCGAGCTCCACGACGAACCGAGCGTTGACGCCTTCGCCGCGGTGGAGTCCCTCCGCGCCGCGCTCGACCGGTCCGGGATCGTGCTGCCGTCCCTGGCGGTCGACCACGCGATGCCTGCCTTGGCGCTCGTCGACCTCGGACGCATCCGGGCTGACGTGGCCATGCGACTGGCCGACGCACTCCAGCGAGGAGCAGCTGCATGAGCAGAACGACCGTAGACATCGCCCCGAAGGTCCTCGAGGTCCTGGCGCTCCCTGCACTCGACACCCTCAACGAGGACCGCGCCGCCGGCCGCGCCTGCGTGTGGGGCGGCGAACTCCTCACCATCGAAACCGCGGTCCATCTCGGCGAGCAACTGAGCCCCAACCCGTCCAGCACCTCAGTGATCGGGGAACGCTGGTTCCCCCGCGCCTGCTCGAGCTGCGTAACTGCCCGCGCTCAACAGGGCATGTTCGCTCACTGCTCCACATGCCCCGACTGCGCCGCCGAGGCCGGCCGCTGCGAGACCGGCCGCGGCCTGTACCGGCTGATGCGCCAGTGGCGGCACTCGTGAAGTGCGGACTCTGCGCTCGCACCATCAGGCCGGACGAGTCCTCGGAGGCCCGCGTGTGGGTGACCGACTCGTCAGGGGGCATGGCGGGCAGAGCCCACGTCGAATGCCCGCCCGACGACGAGGAGGAGTGACAGCGATGAACTGCGCACGCTGCGACCGGCCCATCCTGCCCGGTCAACCGAGCACCACGTTTCCTGTCGACTCTGCGTCCGCCGGCGGCGCCGACGTCACCGTTCACGCCGAGCTGTGCGACATGCCCGCCCACCAGACGGCACCGGACCTGACCGGATCGCAGATCTACGCGGCACAACTCCGGGCGGCGGCCGCCCGTGTGAGCCGGTACGCACCATGACTCCCGCACCCGGCAGCTATCACCGACGTGCCGGGCGTGGGTTCGTTGGCGGCCGCCCTTGCTCCCCCGCCGGGGCGGCCGTTCAGCGAAGGAGGTCAGCGATCGGGACATCGAGCACTCGGGCGATGCGCAGGAGCGTGGAGATCCGCGCGTCCTCGCCGGCCTCGACGCGCTGCAGAGTCCAGCGGGTGATGCCGGCCTCGAGGTGGAGCCACTCCTGGGTTCTGTTCTGCCGGAGTCGCTCTGTGCGGATGCGGGCGCCGAACTCACGGCGGCGAGCGGCGATCCACTCGTCATCGGTCTCGGGTCCGTCGTGCACTGAGACACCGTGAGCCAACAAGATCGAAAAGTCTGCCCAAGGTATTGGCCATTGTGTGATCATGCTCAGCATCGGGCACCAGGCGATCAC